AATTTTAACCTCCGGAGGACAAAGGAAAGGGGGAGAGAGTAACCCCCCACCCCCTTTATTTTTTCTTCCAAACTCCATTCTCTATTTCTTTGAACTCTTTTCCATTTCTATCTATAAACTGATAGTATGCTGATTCCAACCCAAACCATTCATCAATTTCCTTAAGAACTTGCTTAACTGTAAAAGTTGAACAACTATAAAGGTCGAATTGAAACATTGCAGGTTTTTCTGAATCCCATACATGAATAGAAGCGTGTGATGTTGCTAATGTTACGGTTCCGGTCATTCCTTCATTTCCTGGCTCCGATACATACACCGATGTCGGGCCAGCTACTACTTTCATTCCAACACTTCTTACTAATTCAGTAAAGAATATATTTAATATTTTTTCATTTTTAGGAGGGGATTTTAAATATCCTTTTACTAATAAGTGTATATGATTAGGTATAAACATTTTTATTCCTCCTTATCGCCCTTGACCGCGATATTTTTTTGGTTTTTGTTCTTTTGGGCCATAACCTTTTTTTGCTTTTCCGCTTATTTTCTTTCCGAAAGAAATCTTTTGTGAAACACCTGATGAACCTTTACTTTTTGCCATTTGTTAAAAACATTTATTAATATGAATTAACATAACCTATCAATTTATCAAAAACCTTTTTATTCCCTTCTTCTGTCAAATGGTAATCATTTAACATTTGTTGGTTATTTATATTATTTTTTTCAGCCCAATTTTTCCAAATGTATTCTCTATTATCTTCATAAAACCCATTGTAATTTATCCTATCAATTAGGTCTTTTCTTTTAATAAAAAAATCATTATCTACATTAAATATTGGGTTGAATATGTTTTCAATTGTTAATAATAAAAATTTACAACTTTTATTTTCTTTTTCTTTCTTTTGAATTAATTTGTTTGCATTATACAAATCATTTATTAAAAAAAGAGGTTCAAATTTAGTTACAAAATCAAAGTAAGTTTGAGTATCATCTAAATTAAAAAACCCATCACCACCTTCACCAAATTTTATTGATGCAGTAGTAATAGGCCCCTTTAAATAATCATCAAAACACCAAGTTTGATTTCGTTGTATCGATGAATCAAAATTTAAAAATTCATAACGATTGAACCCAGTTAATTGTAATATAATAACTGAATCATCTTCAAATGATGTTGATGCAAAATCTAATAATATTGAGTTATTTCCTCTAGCTGAATATGAAGAGTCAATTAATTCCAATCCTAACTCTTCTGCTAATAATTCGGTGTATAATCTATTTTGAGGATAGTTGTATTGTGTTACACACCAATTTTTCCAATCTAACGAAGTAAATGAGCAACCAAATGAATATAACCTTTTCACTCTATAATTTTATCCAATATAGCAATTTAATTCATATTTACCATTACCCATACCATATACTTGTATGTGTAATTGTTTTCTTTGTTCTTTACCATCTTTTGTTAATCTAATAGAAAATCTATTGGTTTTACCTTCAGATGGTTTTTTTGGCCCAACTCCTATTTTTGTAAATGCATCATCATTATCAATTTCAAATCCTTGCTTTTCAGCCCACTCTCTAGCGGTTTCAATTGCAGATGTATATGAATTATGATAAACCTGAAACTTTGCTTCGTTTAATATATCTCTTAATTTTATCATTTTAGTTTCTTTTATTTCAGTTTGATATAATTCCAGTCCAGTCAAATCTCCTCTACCGATACTTTGAATAGATGCTTCAATTGATGTTAATTTATGAGTAGTTGGACTTTGTGTAAAGTTTGTTTCATCCCCTTGTCTGTTAACTTGCTTCAATGTAACATTATCTCCATTAATAGAATCAACTTTATAATATTTTTCAGGAAACAAACCTTTTAAAAGAGGATACCCATACACTACATATATATTTCCAACTTTTACGTTAGATTCTACTATTTTAGTCTTAAGTATATCTTTTAATCTCATCATTTTAATTAAAATCCTAAAATAATTTCCTGACCATCTATTTCAATCCAACGAATTTGAAGAGATAATAATTTTTTCAAATCAGCGCTCTCTATTCTCTCACGTCCATTTGGAACTTTGATATAAACTATATACCCATGAATACCATCGAATATCTCACCATGCTTACCACCTAATATTTTTTCAAAAGCCAATACTTGCTTTGCTTTAGTAACAGGTATTTCACCCAATTCTACTTCAGATGCTTCAGTTATTAAAGATTTTAATTTCATTTTGTATTATTTTACTTACCAAATGCTTTTATAATTCCTTGTGCAAACTTATTGTTTGGTTTACCAACAATCGCAGTTGATATATCCATTCTATTACTTAAAGTTTTTGGCCCTTTTAATTTAAGAAATGCTAATAATTTTCTATCATCAATATTATTATCATCGATAAACTTTTGAACTGCTGATACTCTTACCCCAGTCAAATTACCTATTTCTTGTGCTTCCGATTCCTTAATCATTTTTGATAATGAAATTTTACCTTCTTTATTCAAAGCTTTCATATAAGGTTTATTATCAAATATAGATTGAATTTTATCCGCTTCCTTATGGAAACCATTCATTCTTAATGTGAATGCAATACCATCAGCAGCTTCTACACCACTCCATCCCGATTCCTGTGATACACTAACTGCATAATTACGAGTATTATCATCATAATCCCAATACTCAGAACTATCTACTCCACTCTTAATGGCTTTCATTTTTTCTGCGTAATTTGGGTCATCCATTCTAGGATAATTTACTTTCTTAGCCCATTCAGGTTTTCCTTCGATAGATGCTACTAATTCTCTTGCTTCATCATGAAAGTTTGAATCAGTTAAAGCCTCAACCGCTGCCTTATACATTGTTTTTACATATTCCTTATTACCTAATTTTTCAGGAGTAATACCAGCTTTTTCAGCACCGCTCTTAGCTTTTTTATTTACATTTGGATTACCTTGTCTTTTTGGTGTTTGAAATCCACCATCTCTCTTTGGTTCATCCTTTTTAGGTTCTTCTTTTTTAGGCTCTGATTTAGGAGCTTCACTTTTTTTACTTGCTGCACCAACAGTTGTGTTTTTCCCAGCAACCTTAACCTTAGTGGTATCTCTCATTTTATGCTTTTCTTTGTAAGCATCAAATGCCGCTTGCGAACCAAATTCAATTTCAGAAATAATACCTTTTAATTTCATCTTATTTTATAATTTATTTAATTATTAATGCTGGTGTAATCCCCCACATCCACAATCGTGATTTTCGTTACAACCACAATCATGTTCTTCTTTTACCGGTTCATATCCTCTTTTTTGAGTATCCTTAGTATCATATTGGTGTCCATGTTTTTTATCTCTTAAATCATCAAAATCTATGGTATCCAATTCGGGCCCATGCCCCATATCTTTTGTGTAACTAGATGATGCATGGTGCTTATTAAAATCTTTTTCAGCTTCTGATCCAGCTACCGATTCTCTTACAAATTTCCCATCTTTATCTGCTACATAATAAGCAACCATATTGTATGAACCACCTCTTTCCTTTTCAAGTTTTTCTACTGCTTTCTTAGCATCTTTATATGATGAATACGAATCTTTAAAAACTCCTGTACCTTGCCCTCTACCTTTATTATATCCTACAAAATACAAACCTTCGTTTACTGATTCTGCTTTTGAGGTATCAGTTTTTAAAAATGGCCCTCTTCTAAGTGTTCTAAAATCTATGTTTATTTCTTGTCCAAATAATTCCGTTGGTGCTAATACTTTTAGCTTAACAGTTTGTTTTTGATTATCTATGCCAACTAATTCAAAATCAACCTCACTGTGTTTCTTACCTTTTAGAGTTACATTCTTTCCTGTGATGAATTTATTAACTTTACCACTACTAACTGCCTGTGCTTCGTTTGTTGATTCTTTAATTCTCAACTCATCCTGAACATCAGTTATTTCGGTATAATCCATATCCTTTAAATCATCTACAATTCTATTTCTAGATACATTAGGGTTTTTAGATACGGCTACTCCTACTTTCTTTTTTGTAAAAGGGCCTCCATTATCGTACAACTTCATAATTGCTTTAAAGTGTACATCTCTCTCACTTGTTTCCCCTAAATTTCTTGCATCATATGGGTCTACTACTGAACCAAAAGCTCCCTCTCCTTTTAAAACTTCTCTTATCACACTTTTGATAAATTCCCTAACGTGAGTTGGCAATCCTTTGTGTTTTGTAGAAGCAAAGTCTTTCGCATCAGATTTTTTCATTGAATCTGCTGCTTTTTCAACTTCTTTTGATGGAGCTTCCATATCGCCTTTTTGAGTCGCATGAACCATACCCATAAATCGTTGTTGTGCTTTTGATACTGCTGGCATATTCCTTATTTTATAGATACTTTAAATTTTTGATCTGCTACCGGCAAATCATCATCCCATTCTGGATCTTCTACGATATTAAATGAATCCATTTGGGTATCCATAAAATAAATAGTTCCTCCATTATTAGGTGAATTTATATCATCTACAATAGCTTCCATAAACTTTGAACCTTTTATTAATTCAACTCCTCCAAATAATTCAGCTCCATCTAATAATTCAAAATTTTCATCAGTTACAACTACTGAATTTTCTAATTTCCATTCCGATACTTTCATTTTATTTTAGTTTTACTTTAAATTTTTGTTCCGATAACGGTAAAAATATATCATATTCAGCATCTTCAACTATTTCAAAATTTTCTAATTGAGATGGAGTGAAATGAATTAACCTTTCAGAATCATCTACATCTATGAATAAAGCATCTATAAGTTTATCCCCTTCTGATGGACTGGTGCCATCAAATAATATAACCGATTCTGCTACTTCAGCCGTAATGGGTTTATGATTTTCTATTTTAAATTCTGATATTGTCATTATTTTTAGATTTTGAGTTATATATAAATATTGAATTGATTAATTAAACAAATTTTTCATCAAATAATACTCCAGTTAATATAGCAAACCTATTATAATTATCCTTTTCTATTGGAGTTACCGAGTGTATAGGGTTATGTTTCATAAAATCTAATACTGCAAAATTACCCCACTTTGGTTGCTGTTTAAACTTATTTTGTAAAACCAACTCACCCCCATAATCCTCTCCCCACTCTTCATTTAAGTAGATTAGGATATTACAAATCATCCTAGAGCTTCCACCATCCGCATGATCTTCAATAAAACACCCTTTTGTAAAATTAGATACGTTGATTACATTTCGGTGGATTTCCCACGCTTTCTCTGATATCTCCTTACCATAACAATATTCTAATATTGAAATAAAAAGTTCTTTTACAATAGGAAATACATTTTGTAATATATTTGATCCCTCAGGATTATCATTATTTATAGTATAAAATATCTGCCAAACATCCTTTCCTTTATTTTTTTGGCTTAACCATAATTCTTTTATGGCCTCCGCTTCTTCAAAAGAATTAGTGGTCGTGCTTTCAATTTTATCCGAATATTCACCTAAATAAGAGTGAGTAACTCTAGTAAAATATTCCCTATTAAGAAGAGGTTTTAGAACATTTAATTTTTCAAAAAGTGAATTATCTATTTCAGAAAGATGGCCTAGATAACAACCATTTTCCTCTATTTGTTTTTTAATCATGTTTTACCAACTGAACTTTTTTTCTGATGTTAGGGTATTTACTTAATCTTTTTCTAACAGCATCAACATTTTTAGAAGAATCATCTACAAAATAAACATTATCATATCCTTGATTCTTTATTTCTCTTTCTATCCAATCCGCCTTTGATTCAGGATTGTTATCTCCTAATGCTACAACAAATACATCTCTAATCCCACTATCTTTTATGAAATCATATACAGGTTTATAAGCACTTCTTGCAGTAAGGATATAAACTGCTCTGGAAGAATCCTTTACCATTCTTCTTAGCAATTCAAAATATGCTTTAATTATTCGAGGATTTTTAACTTGATTAAAATCTCTAAAATCAAATTGGTCACCAGGTCTTTCTTTATAAACTGCATATTGTCCTGGTGTTAATTTTGATGTTTTACCATCTTTGTGAGTTATGTAGATATAAGAAGTTGTTTTGACAAGGGTATCATCAAAATCAAAAACTCTAAGTTTTTTATCTTCTACGAATAGGCTTCTTGCAATCATTAGCCATTAATTACTTTTTTGGTTCTACTTTTTTTAGAAAGCTCTTCGTTTTCTTTAGTAAGGTATTCCACCTTAACAGTTAAAGCGGCTACTTGCTTAGTTAAATCTAAAATCATATTTCTCATCTCATCCTTTTCTTTAGAAGATTGAGCTAAAAGGGCTTCTAATTTTGCAATGCGGTCTTTACAATCATGTCTGATAAAATCATCATCTCTATCTTTCTTCTGAGCTCTTTTCTCATAGAAACGAAATGCAGATGCTCCACCTAATACTGTTATCGCCGTAATGATTACTGAATAAATGTTTTCCATAATTAATATATTCCAGGTCTATCACCTTTTTTCATAGTATCCGCCCACATTTGAAACATCTTTTTAATATCAGATGGCAGTTGTTTATCTCTAATTGATAATTTTCCATCTGGTGAAATATGTGCAATTATTTTATAATCACCATGCTCTTCCTCTGCTCTATTCCATATAGTTAAACCATTACCCATCCATCCAGATCCAATATCATATTTCTTAGCTTCAGTTCTAATCATTTTACCGATTACAGGAGTTTCAACAATAGAATTAACAATATCAGTTAATCTTGCTTCGTTTACTGACTCATCAGCTGGATACTTGATACCAAATTTTGCAAGCGCTTTTCTTTGGTATTCTAACCCCTTTGCAGCTCTACTTAGATATTTTTTAAAAAATGCAAGCATCTCCTCTTTTGTATCAAATGCTTGTGACCCCCTAAACTGTTTATCACTTAAATCAGTAGTCCAAAATGCGGCAGAATCTCTATCATAGTCATAGTATCCCACAGGTTTACCATTTAATAATATTTTACCATCTTTAGCAATTAGACTTTCGTTTACCGATTCAGATAATCTATATTTCATTCCTAAATGACCTTTACCCATATCTTTTACGGTAAACTTTTGGTGAAATGTAGAATTTTGTGCCCCTTTTGGAGTAATATCTAAAATCCAACCATTACCATCTTTTGTTAGGAAATATGCATTTTTATCACTCGTCAAAGTTCTTACAATTGAATCCTTTGATAATCCTTCGTTTACGGATTCAGATTTGTTTAATTTAAAATAAATTTGATTCTTTAATTTTTGGAATGCATCAGTTGCTGCTTTTTGATTTCCAACAAATCCCATTTTTAAACCAATTTCTTTTGAACGAACACCTTGTCTAGCTAATTTTTCAATTTGTGCCGCAATTGGTTTAGAAACTACTTGAGTCGGAGTTTCTACTGAAATAATATGTTTAAACTCTTCGTTTAATGTTTCCAATTTCAAACTTCTTTGTGCATTAGTTAAACCACTAATAATAGATTTTAATCCACCCTTAACTCCTTCGGTATCTCTATCCTTAACTCTCTTATCTAAAATTTTTGTGTTCATTTTTAGAAAGTTAATGATTGCGGTTTCAACTGCATTCCATTTGATTTCCTCTTCGTTTATGGATTCATTTGTGTTTCCGTATTCATGATAGTTAGATGATGCTTGAGAAATAAAGTTTTCTGCATTAGTAATGTGATCTTGAATCCAAGCAGGAATATCTTTTTCGTTTTCTCCCATCTTAGCTTTTAATTCAGTTGCCATCTTAATGATAGTATCTAATGAATTTTGAGCCATAGAAACTTCGTGGTCTTCTTCATTTACAACTTCTTCTTTAACCGAAGGTTGTGGTGCAAATGCTCTTACATATGGATTTGGAATTACCTGTCCAGGTTGAGCATTTAAACTCTTTAACCCTAAATTATCCATCAAACTTTTCAAATTCATTTTCTATCTATTTAAATGTTTTTTCATTTTCTCTTTATCTTCTTCGGAAGGTGCTCCATTGATATATCCTCCTGGAAGTGTTAATCCTACTCCTGCCCCACCTGGAAATCCTTCTCTATGTGGTGCTTTTATTCCTAATGATTTTTTCTTATCAGATAATCTTTGTAATGCGTTTTTCAATCTTTTCTGAATTTCCATTTTGGCGTCAGGAGATTTTATGCTATTAATTTTATCTCTTAATTTTTGTATGCGATTATTCAAATTTTGTATCTTCTCTCCCTCACTCTTCGCAGGCTCTTCGTTAATCTGCTCTTTCATTTTTTTCCAATCTTCAACTACTTTTCCGATAGCTTCCTTTACCTGTTCCTTATTCAATCCAATCACTTTTACTTCTCCACTTTCGTTTTGATACATTGCATGTTTCAATCCGATTTCAGAAAAGTATTTTACTAATTTTTCACCGATTAATTTTCCTTTCAATTCTTTTGTTTGAGGTAATCCTTGTGCAACACGTTGTGGCTCTTCTCCTTCTTCAGTTTTCCACTTACCACCCGCATCTTTATATTGTTTAGCCGCCCATCCATTTGCATAAGCAGAAGGGTAAACATCGAATTTCTTCTTTGCCTGAGAAACATAATACTGCCACTTTGAGGGGTCAGTAGGAACGTTTTTTTCTAAAAATAAAGTAATTGCTTCTTTTATATCCATAATGTATATAAATATATGTTTTTTTGTTTAAGATGGTGGATTAAAGTCTTTTTTACCACTTTTATCCCAACTAACTCTGATTGGTTTATCACCATCAGTTTTTTCACCACCTTTTTTAGCATCACCACCTGCTTTTTGCGCAGCTCTTTTTCTTTTAACGAAGTTAGCTCTACCTTTCTTTCCTAATTTGTCTGCTGCAGCTGAACTTAAACAGGCTGCATACGCTTCTCCTTCTTCTCCTGCTCCACACTTACCAATTCTTTCACCTTTTGAATTATACCTATCCCATCCACCGCCATCTTTACCACCCCACTTACCTTTACCAAACCACTTACGAAGATCTTCATTTGTAGCAACATCTTGAGATGATGGTAATACGTTTAATCCCACCTTTTTACCCAAAAATATGGTAATCGGTGTAATTGGAATTGGAGATGGAATAAACTTAAATGAAATTAAAAAAAGTATTTTTATTACATCAGTAGATTGGGATTTTAAGAATCTTTTTTCTGCCTGAGAAACTTCTTCCCCACTTATCATTCTTTGGAAAATGTGAAGAGCGACTATTGTTTCTTTTTTCTCTCTATCGGATGCAGTTTTAAAATCATCCCAATTATGTTTTATAAAATTTTTTGTTTTCTCTAACCAATTTACCACTTTATTTTTTGCATTATCAATTATACCTTCATTAAAAGGAGATTTTGATTTAGTATCTTCTCCTCTTTTACGAGCATCTCTACCATCACAATGAGCCTTTTGTGAAAACCCTTTTGGATTATCACAATCTATGCTTTTTTTGTATTTGTTAGACCAACTCATATACATAAATATAAAAAATATTACAACTCCAAATATTTTACGATATTACTCGCAATAATTGAATGACCTTCTAAAGATGGATGGTAATCATATCCGTTTTTCAATCCAAATATTCCTCCAGATGTAAGATATCTCCCACTATTTACTAATTCTACAATCGTATCATATTGAGTATTCTTATAATAAAGTGGTATTAAATATTTTTGCAATGGATGTTCTTTTATATATCTAATCTCTTCATTGTTGGGCCAAACTAATAAACCAAATTTTACCCCACTTGATTCCACCATTAAAGCAAAATTGTATATATTTTCCAGAATTACAGAAATAGTATCATAAATCACATTATCAATAGTTTTATTTTCTTTTACTAAAAAATCTACCATATCTGCTTCACAATCCGCATATACTATTCTACCATCATTAGTTTTAAGAGTCAAAACATCTTTTGGAAATCCATTGACTTGAAAAATTATTGAATTAACATCGTTTAGAGAGAACTCATTTCTTTCTAACCCATCAATTAAATTATTCAAAGCTGCCATATTACCACTACACTTTGAGTAATTAAGCTCTATTCCATTAAAATAATTTGAAACTTTCTTTGAAAATCTATTATCAAATATGAATTTCTCCTGAGCTTTATCTAAATATTTCAAATCCCACGGCTCATTAAATGGCCAATGAATTGTAGATAATTCAGATTCATATTGTAATCCTATACCATATGTTATTGAACTTCCGGTAAATACAAATACTTTTCTATTCATTTAATATATTATCAATACATTTATAAATTTGTAAATTTCCTTCTATGTTATAATGATTTATATCCCCTCTATTCAACAAAAATAATTTATTAAAATTTATTTCATTTTTAAACTTATACTCTCTACTACTTCTCTCAAAATGAGTAATATTAATAAGTTTATTTTTTGCCATTTTATCTATTTTTTCACAAAGTAAATTGTAATAATCAATCATCCAATCTATATCTACAATTTCTTCAAAAAAAAATTTATAATTGGGAAAATGCTTTACATCCTCATATATTAAATCACAATTTTTATGAATACCGATGTATCCATTAGGGTTAGCTTTTGTGTAAAATCTAAAAGGAGAAGTGTGGGAAACAATTATTTTATCAAATTGATTTATTTTTTGTGATAATAATTGTTTATAAATTCGGTATTGAGAACACCCAGCTTGCGATAAGTTTAATATAGAATATTTTTGTCTGAGTAATTCAACCCAAGAGTTATTATTCCCATCACAGGAAAAACTATCCCCACATAACAATATATTCATAGAAATTTTTAATAAATATCTATAATTCTTTAAAACTTAGTATATTGTCTGATATTATACCTTTGAGTGGAAGATTAATTACATCATATTCATCGGTAATCAATAATGTATCTTCGATTCCTAATTCCGAAATTGTATCAGTAATAATATGTTCGGTGTTTACCATCAATGGCTCACCTTTCCATTGAAAATAATGAGGTGCTTTTTGCTCTTTAAGTTTAATCAAAGTTTCAAAATTCATTGCATTACACCAAAGAGCAAATATATTAAGAAACGATGGCTTAATAGGATAGTATGGTTCGTTTGTTCCTAAATAAAATTGCTCATTATGCCACCATACATCTACCCAACAATGAAACCCCATTCGGATAACTTCTTGTATCTGATAGGGTTTGTTTTCTTTTTTCTCATCTACACCTAATATGTTTCCTCTAAGAGATATTAAATACATTTGTCTAAATAATAATCCGAATATATGCTTACCAATTTATGCTCGTATGTATTCAGAGATTTAACATTGAAAGTAAGATTTTCGACTTTGAAAGAAGAATGTGATGATAGGTTCGATTGATAAATAAAGTCAGGTAAATTTGTTAGAATCTGCATATCATTTTTATTAATAGTTGATGCATCTATACTGATTATTACATCATTTTCTAACGCTATTAATATTTTTTATTTTTTTATTTAAGTTTAATTTAGTCTTTGGTTGTTCTCCATTTATATAATCAACGGTTTTACAATCAACATATATAGTAGAAACATAAGGTTCTAAAATTCTCAAAAGGTCTTCATTGCAATTTTTAACAATCAATCCAACATCATATGTTTTTTTATTTCTCGTAGAAGCATTAATTCCCCACTTTCTAATTCTATTTAAATTAGAATTAGTTTCTATGATTCTTGTATTCTCCTTATGTTCTTCTGAAAATCTAGATGTTTTAGATACAAAGTGATAAACGATACTATCTAAACTTACTATCATTTTCATACCCAATAAATGCAACCTAAATAAGATATCATCATCTTCACAAAACATTGGATTATATAAATTATCCATCCCGCCTATTGCCAAATAAGTTGCTCTATGCTGTGCCATAAAAAAAGCAGAACCTTCTGATGTTTGGTTTTGATATTGAGTTTGAGTTTCTTTTGTAAACTTTATAAGTTCTTCATAATTAACATCATCAAATTCTAACCCAAAGTCTTTTATAATTTTACCAGGTCTATTATGCCCAGCAAAAATAGGAGGTTCGATTGTAGTATAACTCACTACTACTCCTTTTTGTAAATGTTTATCTATGTTTTCTAACCAACCCTCTAGCATAACAATATCGTTATGACAGAATACAATGTATTCTTTTGTTGCTATTTCTGCACACTTATTAAATGTATCAGAGAAAGTTTTCTTTTCATCTGAATAGTAATACTTTAAATTCTCATCGTTTAAAGAATCTAACCATTCATGTGTCCCATCGTTTGAACCATAACTAACAAAACATAATTCTTCAGTTGGATATACTTCTCTAAATCTTTTGTAAAATTTTTTAGAATAATCTAAATTATTTTTTAATCCAACTAATGTAGAAATTTTCATACTTTATTTTTTCAATATCATTTCAATTCTTTCCTCTAATGTATATTTTGGAGTATAGATGGAATTAAACAATGTTGGGTCACAAACTCTATATGATACACCAATTGGTTTTTCCAATAAATGTTTAATTCCGTTTAGAGGAGTAAAGCCACTTATAGTAAACATTGTTTTAGCTAATTCATTAAATGGAGTAGCAATTCCACATCCTAAATTTAAAGCATCTACATTAACATCATTATCAACAACAGTCATAACTGCTTCTACAATATCATCCATATGAATGAAATCTCTAACCTGAGTTCCATCTCCCCATATTTCAAATTCATCTACTCTTCTTTTAATTCTATCAATGAAAGAGGGGAATGGATATGTTAAATCCTGATCTTCCCCATAACCACTAAATGGTCTGAATACATAAACCTTCGTTCCAGATTGTCTAACAAATTTAGCCAAATATTCTCCGGTTAATTTAGACCAACCATAGGTGTAATCAGGTAATCTGATATCATCTAAATTAATATCACTTTCCTTTAATCTATATTTTGAATCCGGATGTTGTAAATATGTTGGATATGCCGCACTACTACTAAAATATACAACTCTTTTTTGTTTTGTTTTAATTACCCAATTGAAAAATTCAGAATCAATTGATAAATCAGTTGCAACAGATAATGGTTCTTTTTCAATTGTTTCTCTACCACCTACGATTGCCGCTAAATGAATAATTAAATCAAATACTTCAGTTGATTGTTTGAAATAATCTCTACAATCATTTCCTTCTTTTAAATCTATTCCGACTATTTCATGTTTATCACCAAAGTATTTCAAAAACGATCTACCTACAAATCCTAAATGGCCTGTTATTAATATTTTCATTTTATTATTTTATTATATAAATCAATATGTTTACTTGCTACATTTTTAGAATCACATAATTCTTCTATATTTTCTGGCTTTTGTATTTCTATGTTTAATATATCTCCATTTATATCAATCAAATACATATATCCAGGAACATCACAGCACCATCCTTCTAATGTAGTTCTACCCAATAAAATACCGGCAGTAAAATCCATATTCTTAACTACATTTTCAGTATCCCATCTCTTATCTATGTATTTTATATTTGGATGTTTAAAATCATATCTACTATCGCTCATTAGATATAAATCCCAATCTTTATCTATACAACTATTAACCAAATGTGATACTGATTTAAATCTAATATTATCCAATACTTCTCCTACAAATATACCACTTTTCTTTTGATTTTTCAAGCTATTTTCGCCATTAAATCTACTTCTATCAATTGGATTGTATATCAAAGAAACTTTATTAGATGGAATGTTATATTCATTAATTAGCATATCAACTATTGGTTGCCTAATAGCAATATAATGTTGTATATTATCGTTAAGAATTGGGTCTTCACTTCTTATTTCAGAATGAATTATACTAATTTTAGGAATACTCGGAAATTTTTCTATGAAGAATAAATTAACTTGTGGCTGAGATGCTACAATTATATCAAAATATTCGGATGTATCTAAATTACTTAAATCGATTTGCTTAACTCCTAAATCATATAATTTTTTTCTAACTATATCATTTTTATCTATCTGTCTAGCTGAAAACAATGTAATGTCGTGGCCTAATAAATGAAGTTCTTTTACCAGTTCATAGTGATACAATTCACTTCCACCTAATCCATTTACATTTAAACAACCTATAAGAATTTTCATTATAATTTTTTATAAATTGCATTAATTCCATTTGTATGAATCTTCGAATATCCATTGCCTAAAAGAGCATCTGCATTTCTTAAAACACCATTATTATCGTTGTATTCGAAGATGATAAATAACGGTTGTAGATTATTCTCAACTACTTGTTTTAGTATTTCCAAATCCTTTCCTTCGGCATCAATACTAATTATATCAAACGATTTGAATTTAGATTGACTTAATATTGTTTTTAATGTAGAAGTTTTTACTATTTCGCTTTCATACCTTACATTCCTATTTCGTTCCCAATAATTTTTTTCAACTTCATTCAGAGTTGAAACTTGATTTACCCCTTCATTATGCAAAGATCCTAAAAAAATTGTAGTTTCACCATCTTCTTCTGCTATCGCAACATTAAAAACGTCAATATTATTATTATCAGAATACAATGAATTCAACGATTCAGCACAATTTGTAGTTGGTTCTATAAGAATACCACCCCATCCTAAAGTTTCAATAAACATTCTTGAGTTAGAATATGTAATACCATCATTCGCTCCTATATCCAATAAAGTTCCTGGATGGTTAAACTCTAGTTCTTTTAATAAATTGAAGATTATACTATCTTCGCCATGCTGAGAATAATTCATTATTGTGAAATTAAATCATTTACCTTATTGCAATCATTGAAAAATTCAATACTACTTTTATATAAACTATATTGTTGCTGGTCGTAACCTGCTACAGATGCAGCATCTACATATTGAGAATCTCTAACAGCTTTACCATTATCAGGATGAATATGTTCAAATGTTACATCATTAAAGTATTTTATAATACCGCATGAATTACCTAAATCTAACCAGAAATTATCCGCATACATATGAACAAGATTAGTAGGCACCATAAATCCTAAAGCATCTACTATATTTGAGGTTAAACATACGGCAGTTGGTAATTTAGCACCTTGTAGCAAATCGTTACCATACGCAATTCCTACACCATTATTTTCATTAAAAAATTCAATAAACTTACTTTCCCATTTTGTTTGAATTACATGATCATCTCCAAAAAATGCAATATACTTATATGAATCTTTATACTTAATCGCAATTTGATTGAGGGTTGGTATCATTCGGATTCTAGGATTCACTTCGTAAATAACACCGTCTCTTATTGGGTATTGATGATTATCATCATCGTCTAATGCAATACATAAATCACTAAATCCTTCGGTATTAATTTTCCAATTTTCAATAAATCTGTCTACATTTGGATACCTAACACTATTACCGCTTCTAGATGGAACAATTACTAATATTTCTTTTTTCATAAAATTTATATTTCGTTATAAAATTGATTTTGTTTTTCTTGTCTTTCTATTTGTTTATGATGATATAGGGAGTATTTTTCATCTGCAGGAAAGTTTGTAAACGTCGTATATCCACTTATTCTTTCATGCACCTTTCCATACCATACTACTTCATCAGTATTTTTATAAATTCTGGTCTGATAATCAGGCCAATTAACCCATCCTTTTTCATCAACTCTCCATCCCCATTTTTGAATATGTGAATCGGTTAATCCTTCAACGGTGTTTACTCTCGGAACAAAAATAATATCAACTTCATTCATAGTTAATATCTGCTTTATCCTTTCCAATAGTATTTCAGATGGCTCTTCATCTGCATCAATTTGAAAAATATAATCTCCCTCACAATGTGATTTCAAATTATTTTTAAATGATGCAAAATCTTTATTTAGAGGAAATGATATTACCTTAATTTGTTTTTGAATATCATTTATTACATTAAGATAATCAATTACTTCTTTTGTAGCAGATTCAGAATCATATTGAATAACAATTTGATCCTCGCTATCTACACGCACGAGTAAAAAGTTAATTAATGAAGTAACCTCTTTTAGTTCATTACAAACGGTTATAGCGTAGCTAATTTTCATTTATATAGTTTTTATATATTCTTTTAAAATATCTCTAGGATACCAATTCAATCTTTCAACATCATTATCTTTTCGAGTAGCAATTCTGTAATTACCTTTAACAGAATCAATATACTTTACTTTCAAATCAGGATATTTTTCTTTAAACATTTCATATAATTGGTCGATACTATATACAATATTATTTCCCATTTCCCATCCTGAATGATTTATTAAATCAGTTTTACTCAACTTTACTAAACCATCAACAACATCATCTATGTAAGTAAATGCTCTATATGAAAGTCCACGCATTGTTATTTCTATCTCCTTACCCTCCCTTATATTCCGTCTCCACTTTCCTATCACAGCTGCCATATGAGAATCAACTAATTCACCTGGCCCATATACATTATATAATCTTACAATAGTAACATCCAACCCCATCCCATCTCTATAAAAATTACATAACTCTTCACCAATTCTTTTTGAAGATGAATATGGAGATATGGAATGGTGAACCGATGATGAACTTACAAATACTATCTTTGATTTATTTCTTAAAGCATATTCCAATACTTGTTTAGTTCCATCTACATTAACTGAAAATGTTAAATTTCTATGTTGGTATGATAATTCCAATCTACTAAATGCTGCTAAATGAAATATCCAATCATATTGTTTGTCAGGGATATTCTCCATTGCTCTAACATCCCCGCCTAAAAAATGCGCACCGATTTCTTTTGGATTTTTTGCTTCAAACCCAATTGAAAGATTATCTATGATATCAACTTCATTACCTTCTTCTAATAATTTTTTAGAAAGTGCATATCCAATAAATCCACATCCACCGGTAACTAATATTTTCATTTAGTCTTCGTTGTGCGGTTTACTATTTGTATAATGCCACGCCGAACCGCTTGGATATCCATATGTAGTTGATGTTGATGGGTTATATGTATTTAAAATACCCGTACTACCTGTACCAAATGATGCTATATTTGGATTGGCAATTGTAATAAATCCGGTAGTTCCAGGTGTTGTTGTTACTACATATCCAGGTGTTGATGTTGTTCCAAATGAACCACTACTACAAGTTATTTTGTATGGATTATATGGGTCTATATATGGTTTATCAAATGGATTTGGATAATGTGGTTCTTGCCACACTGGAGTTGTATTTGGAGATGTGTTTGGTGTTCCAAATGGAAATGATGGAGATGATTCATCAGTAACTTCTGCTAACTTATCTTTTAATGCATCCCATTGCTTTGGAGTTGGTGCGTATTCGTGGCAGGCTTCTACAAAACCTCTTAACCATATAACGTATTCTTTTGATGTCATAACCTATTTATTTTTTTAATCTTTTAAATTTTCTCTTCTCTCTTTTATCTTTTGAGTAGTATTATATCCTGGTAAAAATTTATCTTTTAAATATTCTTTGTCAATTTCAATTAATTCAACACTTTTAATAGATGTCATTTTATATTCTCTATAATTCCCAGGATATACCAAAGGTCTTCTTTTGATAATATTAAATAAAGGTTTACCATCATTAGGAAATTTCATTAATAATCGTCTGAATTCTTCAGCTGAATTTATAGATTCTTCAGTAACATTATCCATTGCCAAACGTATTGAATCGAAAAATTTTTCAGGATTTACATACTTCAATTTAATAGAAGGAAATAATACTTTTTTATCTACGAATCTACCAATCAAAAAAATATAAGTGGTATCCAATTGAGCCAAAACCTTTGTTTGGGGAGGGTCTACATATTTGTAAACAACTATTTTATAGAAATTACCGGGCTTCATCATACTATGCGGTATTGGTTTAAGACTGATAATAATATTGTCCCACTTTTGAATATAGAGTTGTTTATTAATCATTTTTTAAAATTCAGGTAATACTAAATCAACATGCTTTGCAACCTTAACATATCTATCACATATTACTTTTAGAGATTCCGTCATTTTTGAATGAGAGAATTTAACTCTATTTTCTGCTCCTAATTTAGAAGATTCGGATAAATATTTACTATAATTATTGAAAACATCATTTAATTTTAAAGCCGCATCTGAATAATTTACATAAAACCACTGGGATTCTCCTAATAAAAACTGATTAGCAGCCGATGGGTCTACATTTCTCAAATCTCCTTTTAATAAAACAGAACCATTTTCATTCAGAAAATCTACTTGCCCACTCCAACCACTAGCAATAACAGGTTTTCCCGTCATTGAAAATTCTAACAAAGGTCTACCAAATCCTTCCCCATGAGTAAATGATAAAGTGGCCTTTACTTTTGGATGATTGTATAATCTCCACATATCATCGGTTGTTAAATCACCATGTAATAAGTAAATCGATACATCACTATTAACTTTAGATACTACATCATTTACTTTTCTCAACATCTCTTCTCTATCTCTTACTGAAAATCCAGCGGATGAAGTTTTTAAAATTAAAGCCGGTTTTTCACCTTTTACTCGACTAAAGGCAGAAAGAAATGTTTGAATCATTCCTCCTATATCTTTTCTATCATGATAAAGATTCCCTTGTAACCAATGACCTACAAATAGGAAACAAAAATCTTCTTTTATATTATCTAATTTTTCTAATCTATCCAATTCTTTATAATCAGTACCCTCAAATAAAACTTCTACCGGCTTTGAAACCCTATGCTCAGCGACAATCTGCTGAGTTTCTTTACTCTTTTCAGTCCATGTAGTTCCCGTTATACCTGATTTTGAATGATTAGATGTAGTTATTACTAAATCCATTCTATTACATCCATCTACCCAATCTTTAGGTATAATCGTAGTTTCTATACCAGCGGTTATTCCAATATTAAATTTCCCAACTTTTTGAAATTCATTAGGAACTGTCATTTGAACATAGACATCTGGTTGCTTAGATATCTGTGTTACAATATTTTCAATTACCCATTTATCAAATTCATTCGTAGGGTCTAACTGATCCATTGGAGTAGCTCCCCATTTTGTAGATACAATTTTTATATCATAATAATCTAAATCTCTAAATGATTTTAATAAATCTCTTGCGTGATCTCCATAACCGCTTCTCGTAGCAATTGGAGCTTGATATAATAAAAATGGTTTACTCATAATTAATTCTTTACAAAAACTCCTCCAACAGTTTTACCTGTTCTATCTTTAATTTCATTCCACGCTGCCTCCAAACATTCCGCTGGTTCTAATCCTAATTGTTTAGATAAGATAATAAGTGTTACAAATGAATCACCTATACCGTCTTTAACTTCTTCATCTTTAGATTTGAGTAATGCTCCGGCAGTTTCACCTACTTCTTCTAATACTTTCAATAATTGCTTATGTGCATTTTCTTTCTTTAAGATATTTTTATCAGCTGCCCAACCTACTACATTTTCAATCAATTTGTCAAATGATGCAGTTGTTTCAAATAATTCTAATTGTTTTCCCATTTTGTAACTTATTTTATTTTATATAATTCAAATCTTTCTTTAGGTTTCCAGTTTTCAAATGCCCTTTCCATTCCCTCAACCATAGTATCTGCCATTCTTTGCGAATGAAATCCATTTTCTGATAGGAAAAATTCTCTACCTTTTAATCCCATTTCTTTTCTTTTTTCTTTAGGGATATCATACCAATATTTCATAGCATCCGCTAACTCATATACATCAACTTTATCGTCAATGATATAAGGAGTTGGAACTGAACCATTCATATTTTGAGCTCTAGGCCATAATGGTTTTACCCATTCACCATGTTCCACTTTACCTTCCCATTTTCTCCAATCGTGCAATGAACCGATTTCAACATAATCATCCGCAGTTAATAACTTACCATCTTTTTTAAACCCACATTGGTCTTGTAATCCACCTGTTACTAAAACAATAGAAGGTAGCCCAGCCATTATCGCCTCACAAGTTGTCAAACCAAATCCTTCGTTTCCAGCGATATTAACTGAAATATCACAAAGGTTTACCAATTGGTTTATTTGTTCGGTGGATAGTCGGTTTGTTGAAAATTTAATTTCAGTATCAGGAGCTATTCTGCTAGCTACCGCAACCAAATCAGTACCGTTTTCATCAACGGGCTGAGTATGCATTAGCAATAATACTTTCTTTTTCTTTTCTTCTGGTAATGAATCAACAAACATTTTATATGCCCAAATAACATCAGATGGTTGTTTACGTCTGATATTACGATTTGACCAATATATTACAAATTCATAATCGTTTCCGGCAAATAATTTTTGCTTTAATTCTTTATTTTCTTCTTCAAGAGGTTTATAAAGTTTAGATACACCATGTGGTACATAACTCACTTGCCAATCTTCCAATGGTTTCCAAGTTTTTCCATTTTCTAAAGCACCAGTTCTTTTAACGATTCCATAAGTTTGTTTAGAAATACAACCTAACCAATCACAACTTTCATAGTAATCTCTATTGTAATGAGGGTCTGGCAAATCATCCCAAATATGGTAAAAGAAAATTGGTGTAGTTTGTCTGATTTCATGTTCAATATCATACAACCAAATCCAATATCTCGGGTCGGTAAAGTGTAAGATAGCATCGATTTTATGCCTATTTAAAAAATCTCTTATTAAATCTGCATTACCATACCCACTATTTGGGTAGAGTATTACACTTGCATCTTCTACTCCACTAAATTTTCTAACATCTTCAGATACATCAATTATTTTTCCCACATCAGGATGTTGCACAGCCGCTGCAACCTGTATCCAATTATATTTGTGAACTGAACCCAATACTATTTCTTTTGACATAGTAGCTATACCACTATGCATTCTTAAATCATCTGATAAAAGGAGAATTGTTTTTTTGTTGTTACTCATAAATTAAAACTGTGAACCTGAAATTTGTAATTCTGCGAATGAATCTATTTTGTCTTTAAAATTTGGGTCTTCTACATAAAGAGTCAAAGAACGATTTACTAATTTTTGTAAACTCATTTTATCATCTAATGTAACTCTTTTGAATTGCGAATAAAGATTACTTAGAATCTTTACGCTTGTTAATTTAACATCCATATCTTTTTCAATTTGTATATATAAATATATATATTTATTTTTATGAAAAAGATAATTATTTCCAAAAAATTTGTATCGCAACTATAACAATACAAAGAAAAATACTAATTAAAGTTTTAAGAGTGATTGGCTCTTTTAGATAAAACCAAGTCATAAACGAAAATACTAAGATTGATAATGAGAATCCTATTATTCTATTAGGCCACGTTAAACCATTGAATAGTTCAATCATTACTTTCGTACTCCATATAACTGAATACCCGAATGGTATTCCAACTAATACCATTAAAAAAGGATTTCTATCAATCCATTTTGAAATTAAATGACCTTGCAATTGATAGAAAGAAACAACCTGTGATAGTATTAAAAAAAATATAGCTAATATAACTCTCATTATTTCCAAATTGAGCAAATCTTTCTTTCCTTAAACTCACACCAATCACATTGCTTCCCTTTATTTGTAGGGTATTCTATTTCCCTATATTTCCCATCTACATCAAACACAGTATCTACGAATTCCATAAACCCTTTCCAAGCTTTGTTTATAGATGGTTTACCGCTCGCTGGAATATGTTTTGAAATACGAGGAATTGGATAATCCGCATCCTCTTTAATCTTTCTCTTAAGAATATGAAATTCAACATTTACTTTATCTTCATCAATCTTATATTTTTCCGCATAGAATTTCTTATATAAAAGAATTTGTGCGTTTTTAATAGGGTCTGATTTCTGATATTTACTCCAACCAGCAGTTGACGTTTTAAAGTCAATGATTGTTATTTTTTTAGTTGCAACTTCTCTGATAATAATATCGACAAATCCAATAAAATGCACATTCTCTTTAATCTGCATATTCAATGGTAATTCAATTGCAACTAATTCATATCCTTTCTTAGAGAAAAATAATACTAACTTACTTTTAAAGTATTGCAATATCTTTCTACCATCTCCAAAGAATTCTTCTAACTCTTCTTTAGTGCAAGGAAATTCATTTTCTCCCAATTTCTCCTTTTCCTTATTAAAGTTTTCAACTAATCTATCCTTTAACAGCATATCTAAATCCATTGCCATTGCAGAGGATTTAGTAGCATTATACATTACATCTAAAAACTTTTGTAATGTTTCATGCATCGCAGTTCCGAAAATTAAATGAATATTCGCATTTGAAATTGATAACCCATCAATATAAGATAACTTATATTGTTGAGGGCAAGAATTCCACATTGAATATTGAGAGAAAGATACTCTTGCCATTATTTCTTTTTGGTTTTTGGTTTAGAAGATTTTTTACCTTTTTCTTTTTCTACTTCTCCATATTTTGATTTAAGATATTCAAAATATTCACTACCTTCTTTTATATTACTAAGAATAGTGTAGTAATCTATTGCAGTAGATTTTGAGCAACTATATTCTATCTGAATTAACTCTACCAACTTTTCATTTGCAATTTCTTCACCCTTACCCTTTATATAACGAAGATAGTATTTTCCTTTTGGAATAACCCCTATCATAAGAAGGTAGTATAATTTCGGCTCCATTGTTTGTGTCAATGGTTGAAATTGTGCAATTGTTTCAACAAAATCGAAATTCATAGAAAGGAATCTATGAATCATGTAATTACTCCAAGTTTTCAAATCCTCCTCTGATAATTTATCAAAGTAATTCGGGTCTTGATCTTTTGTTATAGCATTAAGATGGTCAAAAAGTGTTTTAGCCATTATCTAGCAATATATTTGTTATAGAATTCTAATTTAAACTGAGAATACCCAATTCTACAATTAGCCTGCCAATCATCCATCCCACCATCATCACTTACCCATTTATAAGAAACGATAGGTATTTTGAATTCTTTACACACTCGAGTAATTGAATATAACTCCATCTCAAATATACTACATTTATTTAACAATTCCAACTTTTTAGGGGAGAAATTCTTAACCTTTTCCTTAGTTATAAAGGTTTCCGATGTAAAGCAGCTAACTCCTTCATTTTCAATCTCTAAGTAATCACCATCTACATCAAATGGAGTGATAGAATATGGGACTAACGGCTCCGCATCCATATCTCCATTGTAAACATCTTTAACTTTTAATAACATACCTTTATCCATTGTGAAACTCCCACAGCTTCCAAAATTACAAACTAAATCGGGTTTATGTTCTAATATAGCCAATGCGGTTTTATATCCTGCGTTTATTTTACCAACACCGGTATGTATAATTGGATAATCAAATAAATTATCATGCCCATCCGATTCTTCTTTTAATGCACAGACAAATAAAACTTTCATATTATAATTCCAATGTTAATGATGAGTTGGGTTCAACAGGTGGAGGAGTTGGAACTTCTTCTTTATTTTGAGCTTTTGAAGATTTTCTAATTTCAGCAGGAATTAATTCATCAACTGGTTTCCCGCAGTTACCACACATTAATATATCTACTGGTATAACTGCATCTTTCGGAGTTCCCGTAACTAATTTTGAAAACTTTTTAATTACAACTGCGCTTATAAAATATTCTCCTCCGCAATGTGAGCAAGTAAAATCTTGAGCTTGTGACCAATCTAGTCGTGGTTGAGGAGGTTGTTGGTTTCCTAAAATTTGTGCCATAGTTTTTAATTTAAATTATTGTTTTATTAATATATCTTTTTAAAATTTCAAATATCTTCTCATGCCCATTTTCATTTGGGTGCGATGGATCAGGTGTTCCATACGGTCTATCATGCATTAAAAATTCCTTCCAAATAGTTGTATCTTTTCCGTTATAAATTGGCTCAATTAATACATCGGTAACTTTATTTTTTTCTGCTATCTCATCTATAAAGAAAAAAGTTTCGTTTTTAAATTTTCCATAAAAAGAATTTTTTATATCACTATCTTCACTTAAAAATTTAATCATAGGTTTCGCAAAGAAGTTTGAATCTAAAACTTGTGTATCTTTGTAATCTAATTTGTATCCCATAATCGGAACTGGTATATCAAAGAATAGGTGTTCTATTTCATTTTTTACAAACCAATTATGCACTAAATAAATCGCGTAGCTATTTTGTTTAAAAAGCTCTCTTAGATAATCTACCCATTTATTATGGTCAAATTCTTTTTTATACTTCCAATATTTGCCATTATAATAATTTTCATACTCTGTCCAATACCCAACCCACTCGTCAATTGGTAAAATATCTTCTTTGATACCATACTCTTCTCTAAAGCTATCAACTCTGAAACTATTAGAATTTACTTCCTTATAAAATCTATTTCCATACCAAGGGTTTGGAATCATCTGCTTATCGATTTGTCTTTCAAAATAGGTTGTCTGAAACAAAACCAAAGCATTTTTATAAAACTCTATTGGCTTATTTAATATAACATTACTACCTACTATGTTACCTGCACCAGGAATTGCTAAACTTATAAAAGGAACTCCTAACCAATCGGCTATTCGTTGCCCAAAAATTTTATCCTTATCGGCATTTAATCCATATCCAATAGAACATCCCCAAAGTATTACTCTATCTATTTTTCCCATATCCATATTGGTTCTCCAAATGCTCTGTTTTTACCTTCTTCGGCTTGTTTTTTAGATTCTTCAGTATAATATTCACTCACAGCAGTTCCAGCTCCTCCGCTGTTAGGTCTTTTTGTCATTTCCATACCAATACACCCTCTATATTTTAATCCCTTAGAATGAAGAAAATCATTCATAGAATTCGTTATATCTACATACCCCCCATCTGGTGCAGAAAATACATCTGATATATTAACTGCTAATACTCCTCCCTTCTTAAGAGTTGGTATCATTTTATCCAACGCTTTATGTAAAAAGTTTGTATTCCAATCATCTATTTGCTTATATCTCAAATAAGATTGTGTATCATGATCTGAATATCTTTCGGTATTAAAGTAAGGAGGTGATGTAAAAATTGTATCAAAATAATCAGTATATTCTGAATAATCAACATCCTCCGCTGGTTGTGGTATAAATGTTGCCTTCTTTGGTTCTTCAAAAAATGTTTGATACTTTTTATAGTATTCTTCTTGCAATAAATAATTCGGATGATTGTTTAAATTAGGGTCAATACCAACATAGTGTTTAGCATTATCAGTTGCATAAAATCCAGCAAATCTATCACCCCACCCCGCTGAAAAATCTAATATAGTTTCCGATTTGAAATAATCATATAACGCTTTAGCAACATTTGGTTTGAATTGAGAAGCAACATACTTTCTTAAATTCATAGCCATCTTAAGAGTATTGATATTAACATCGGTAAGAACTTTATCCAATGTAAAAAATGCTCTTACAATGGTCTTAATTCCTTCGACTGTCTGCCACGTTCTCCAACCGGATGGGCCTCTTACCCAATCAACTTTATATCTATTCTCTACATGAAATTTATTCGATGCTTTATTACCAACGGTATACTTTTTAAAATACATAAACTTACCATCAAATGTAAGTGGGTATTTACTTTCTCTACCATTACGAGGAAACCATTCACCTTCAATTAGGATGTCAGGCCACCAAGTTCCTTTTAGTTTTTGATAATCTTCCAATATCTCTTCATTAGTGTAAACAGGAATTGGTAATGGATATGTATGGCAAACTTCTGAAAGAGTTTCAATAATATCTTCTTTATCGAAGGTCTTTATAATATATGCCCATTCTTCCTCATCAATAGAAAGATATGGTTTCATATTATAAAACTTACTGAAATATTCTTTTATAGTTTTTTCCATATCCAAATTGGTTCACAAAATCTTTTACCTTCAGCTTCTTTCGCTTTCTCTAATGCCTCTTCGGTATATCTACCCTCATCACCTTCTATGATTGCACCTGCTCCCGCTGAACCTGGTCTCTTTGCCATCTCCATGCCCAAACAACCTTCGTATTCTGCGCCTAATGTTTTGATATAATCATTCATTGGGTTTGTAATCTCCACATATCCCTTTTCTCTATCATTTGATTTAGCATATACATCGGCAATGTTCACTGCCAAATAACCACCTTTGCGTATCGTTGGCCATAGATTGTGAATTACTCTATGTAAGAATTGCTCATTCCATGCATCAATTGATTTATATCTCACCCAACTTTGAGTGTCATCATAAGAATATCTTTCAACATTAAAATACGGGGGGGAGGTGAATACAATATCGAAATGATTTTCGAATTGAGTGAAATCAAAATCTTCAGCAGGAGAACAATGAAACTCTGCTTTCTTTTCAACCTCAAAAAATGTTCTATGTTTTTCATACCACTCTGCCTGCTGATTATAGATTGGATGATTTTCTTTTCTCGGGTCAATGCCCACATAATGTTTTCCATATTCACTCGCATAAAATCCTGCTACTCTATCACCCCATCCAGCTGAAAAATCTAATACATTTTCAACCTTAAGATAATCATATAGTGCTTTTGCTACATTTGGTTTGAATTGTGCACAAATGTATTTTCTCAACCCTAAACAAGTTCTCAAAGAGTTTCTATCAATCTCATCAAACTTAAGTGTATATAATCCACCCATAAGTGAAACCATAAACTCTCTTGTTTCCCAAGTTCTTTTAGGGCCAGGAGAAACCGTCCCGTCTACACTCCATCTATTAGCTTGTTGAAAGAAATTAGATGCTTCATTGCCCACATTATTTCTACTAAAGTATTGTTGTTTACCTCTAAATGTTAAAGGGTAATTACTTTCTGATGCTTTACGAGGAAACCATTCTCCTTCTTTTAGAATATCTGCCCACCAAGTTCCTTTTAGTTTTTTATAAGCATCCAATGCTTCTGCTTCAGTTATATCTGCGTAAGGGATTGGGTATTCCATAAGAATATCAGCCAATGTTTCCTTAACATCTTCTAATGCAAATGTTTGTTTTATATAACTCCATTCTTCTTTTCCAATATGGAGATAAGGGGTCATCCCTTTAAATTTGTCGAAATAATCTAAATACATTTCTTATAAAATTATATTTTTTATTATCAGTAATTGTTTCAATATTTTTATCAGCGGGTAATCTTAATTTATAGATGGATCCTGAAATATATCCCTCTTTTTTACCATGCCACATTTGAGAATTCTCATCAACCAATTCAAAGCCATTTCTTTCATAAAATTTTCTAGCAGTTTCATTGGCAGTTCTTACTGATAAAATTATATTTTCACAATGATTTGTTTTACAATATTCAACAAACTCATTGAATACTTTTTGAGCTGAACCATTTCTATACTTAGAAGCAATTTGATGAATAATCATATCACCCTTTTTCTTTCTGGCAAAGGTTTTTCTAGCTATTTTAGAATTGCTTTTACTTTTTTCAAACGTAATTACAACTCCATCCTGTAATACAACTCCTCCATTTGGTTTACTAAAGTATTTTTTTAATTTAAATCCTTGCCCACTTAAATGTGGAAATACCTTTGGATATAAATCAATTATCTCCATTGCTTCTTTGATAGCAGATTCCATTTCTTCGCCATCGGTTTTTATATTGAGTATCCTAATCATTTAGTGAGAAAAATTTATCAAATAATATATCATTCTTATACGAATATAAGAATTTTAATTTAGATTTCAAAATATCTTTTCTAGCTTCCATCATATCACCGGTTCTGCATCCTTTAGCGAAGTAAACTTTAGGTCTATATAATAACTCATCTGAAATTTCTCCTTTAAATGCTGCCCTTAATAAAGGTTTCATATGCCCGTCTTCTTTTTGATATAGAGGTGGAATATTGAGTGTATATTCTACGAATGGTCTCCAACTATATGGTGTGCGAACTTCAACTGTTCCACCCCACATAATAGATTGATTTGTTGTTAAAAAATTTGTTTTATGCACATCTTCTACTAACTTTCTTCGTGCAATATCATAATCCTCAGGTCTCCAATGAAATGCTTGTATGTGACCATAACTTCCCCAAATTTCATCGGATAGGTCGCCACTAAACACAACTTTAAACCCCAATTCATTTATCTTTCTAGAAAGTGCTATTTGAGCAATTGCAGAACCTACATTTTGCCATCTACTCTGCTCAATTACATAAAGTGTTTCTTCAATAGCATCCTCTACATCTTTTTCAGTTAATATAATTTCGTGCAACTTAACACCAAATTCTTTAGCTGCTATTCTTGCGTATTTAATATCATCATCTTTTGTATTACCATCTCCCATTGATACTACGAATGCTTCAATATCAGGTTTAATTTTAGAAAGAATATATGTGGTAATAACAGAATCAATTCCTCCACTAAGAATAGTGCAAATAGGAACATCTGATATCATCTTAACTCTTACTGCTTCTTCTAACATCACTCTTATATTCCTAACGATAGTTTCTCTATCATCATTAATAATTTCAGATGGAAGTTTGTAATAAGTTACTGTTTGATATTCCAGCGTTTTATAATCGTATTGAAGATATGTACCTGGATAAATTGCCTTTACTTGCTTTTCATAAATGTCTGAAAGTGGCAATCCTTTCTTTTCAGAACAAAATACCAACTTACCATCATTGTCGATTGCATACCACAATGGAAGCTCACCAACATAATCTCTAACAACTAATATTTTATTTATTCGGGTATCAACAATAGCAAATGAAAACATACCATCTAATTCTTTGAATACATCGACTCCAAATTGTTCGTATCCATTAAGAATTATTTCGGTATCAGATTTAGTCCGGAAAGGAATTGTGATTTTTTCTCTTAATTCTTTTGTGTATGTACTATCCCACAATTCGCCATTATAAACCAAACAAATAGTTTTATCACTATTCCACATTGGTTGATTGGCAGAATCAGATAAATCTTGTATAGATAACCTATTGTGCCCAATTAATACATTATCTATTTCAATGAAAGAAGAATTATTTCTACCCCTGTGTATAGTTTTATCTAATCCTTTTTTTATTGTAATATTTGAATACCCGTTACCTCCAATTATTCCACACATTATATTAATGAGGCTTCTTTTCGTTTAAAATATTTTAGTATAATAATTTTCCCAATTGAGCCGGATAGAAGAAATAAAAAAATTGTAATCCAATCTCCTTTCAAAAAACTATCTACTGAATATGCAGTAGATGCAATCCAGAATGATGTCTGAATATTAAAAAGTATTACGGATTTAGTTATATTATTTTCAACTACCCATTTAATTTCTAATACTTTAAAAACTGCTAATGCAAGTTGAGAAAGAACAACAAACCCATATACTAAAAGTGGATTCATTATTTATTAATAAGTTGTAATACTGAAATAATTGTAGCCATAAATGTAATTTCCTTATCTACAACTAATGCATCTTTGGAAGTTCCTTCGGCTAAAGCAATAATAACATTCGCTACATTTCCTTTTGCATAATCATCTATCTTATCATATAGAAAAGAATAAACATCAGTAAAATCAGAGATTCTATTATCAGCTACCAACTGTCTAATTGTCATAAACTTATTTCTAAGTTCATCCTTTGATTTCAATATTTCAACTAACTTCAATCTAAAATCAGAATCTACAATCGTAGCACTCTCTGTCTTCAATACACTATCAACACACGCCAATTGAGTTGTGTTTATTATCTTTCTAATATCCGGATAATAACCATCTACAATAGGAACTAAATCAGCAGGATTAAATTGAATATCTTCCTTTTTAAGGATTGATGCAATTTGAACTGCTACATCTTTTTTAGTAGGAGGAACTATTTGAAATGATTGACATCTACTTTGAATTGGAAGAATAATTTTCTCAATGTAATTACAAGTTAAAATGAATCGACAATGTTTACTAAATGTTTCCATTAAGTTTCTCAACAATGCCTGTGCATTTGGTGTCATATAATCAAACTCATCTAAGATAATAACCTTATATGGTTTAAATCCTACACCACTAGCAAAATTCTTTACTTTATTTCTTACGGTATCAACATTGTTTTCATCGGATGCATTGATAATCATTACATCACATTCAATATTCTTAACTATAAGTTTAGCTAAAGTTGTTTTACCAGTGCCTGCTTTACCAAAAAAAAGTAAGTGAGGTATATCACCGCTTTCGATATACCCCTTTACTTTTGCTTTGAGATTTTCATTACCTACATATTCATCTAACTTTGTAGGTCTATATTTCTCAACCCAAAGTGAGTGAACTTGTTCTTCTTGTTGTTCAAAAAAACTCATACTTTGAATTGTTTAGGATTAAGATAATTGAACTTCAACCAAATAATAAGATGAAGTAAATCCGTCTACTGAAAAATCTACATTAGCTAATCCTTCTTTTGATACTTTCAAAGTTGCCTTATTTGCTTCTTTGTTAGCAGAAAGAATTTCTTTAAAATATTTTGCAGAGAATGAAATTGGTTTAACTTCTCCGTCAAATGTATCATTTACTACTAACTCAACTCTATTTGTATTGATATTAGAGTATCCAATTACGATTTTTAATTTACCTTTTTCAGATAATACAGTAAAGTTATCGATATCACTCAATGCTGATTTAGCTTTGATGAACTTTTCAATAAAATTACCATCCATATCGATACTAATTCCGAATTCAGGTAATTGTTTTAAATCCGGCACATTTGGAATTACCGCCAAATCTGCTAACTGATATTGAACGGTTGTAGAATCAGATGTCAATGATAATGAAATTGGTTTTTCATCAACTTTCTTTAAGGAAATATTGATATCATTTCCCAATACACCTAATAAACTTTTTAATGTGTTTGTGTTATAAACACCAACGGTAGAATCTTCGAAATCGAAATCACTTACACTAACTGTACCCAATACGGTTTTATCATCAGAGATAAAACGAGTTGTTAATGTTCTACTTTCTGCTTTCCAAGAAACTGATTCAACTAGACCTGCCAAATTATACTTTGAGATAAAGCGGCTTAAACGATTTTTGTCCATAATTTTTGTTTTAATTTTTATTTTTTATTTGTGTAAATATAATCTTTTTATTTCGATTTTCCAAATTAAAATGAGAAAAATTTATCAGATTTTGTAATTTTAAGTTGTAAATGTCCCCAACTTAATGCTCTATAAAAGTCTTCTAATTTATTTTGCATCTCACTTTCAAAGATTTTATCATAATCGATGTAGTTTTTGATAAATGATTCAATTTCTTCAGGATCATCTGCACCCTTAAATGCAATAGTTTCCAACCCCAATGGATTTTGTTTTAGATAAACCCACTTCATTTTATCTCCATTTCTCATAGGAGAATATTTAAACCCACAGTTAAAGTGCTTCAACAATTGATTGTATGTCCAAGCAGCTTTAACATGCGCTGGAGTTCCTTTAGCGAATTGGAACATTGCACCTTTTGCGGGAGTATATTTTGAAAGTTCTTTTACTGAACTACTTTTTGCGATATTGTATGGCTTAACTAATGGGAGTGAACCTTTGAATGCAATAATTTTTTCATCCATAGTTTCTTTATCTTCTCCTCTTAGGATATCGATAAGAGTTTGCCTCATAAAATCTTTAAACGACTGAGGAAACGATGAACGAACTACATCCAATCCTTTAACATCCAATCTATCAGTTGGAATACCATTCTCAGCAATAATCCACTGTGCGTATCTCTTTTTAGCAATCCAAAGTCCAGACCTACTCACAAATTCTTTCTTAATTTGCAATCTATGCTTTTCTTTCGGTACATTTAAAATTCTCTGAGAAAAAACATCATAAAAACTATTCAAAAAATCTTGAGTTTCGCCTGCGATAGCATCTACTTTTAATGCAACATCCTTATCTTCCATATCTCTCCAATTAGGATATCTATGTTCTAACAAAGGAACTGCTGAAAAGAATACAGAATCAGTATCAATGTAGATATTATAATCACCATCTTTAGTACCCAACTCTTTATTGTATTTTATGTTAGCCATATCCGCAGTTGATTTGATTACTGTCTGGCCTGTTATCGTAACAGCTTCTGCATTATCAATATCATAAAAACGGAATGAAGGTAATCCCAATACTCCATACAATGAATTCAATAAAATCTTTTGTACTAACTGTCTTTTCTTATAGAAAGCGTATTTTTCTTTATCACCTTCCTCACCATACTTCTTTTCTAATTTACGGAACTCAACCCTTTTATTAAACCATTCATCTAAGATAGCAGGGATACATCCTATTTTATCCTGTCTGTAAATTACACCATTTGATGCAATTGAATTTCCACTAGTCTTAAGAAAGTGTTCAAATTTATCTCTTTCAATTTGGTTTCCTTTTATTGTATAAAATTCATCTTCTTTTTTAAGATATCTCTGAACATCCCAATTTTCAACTTTGCCCATTTTGGTTTCAGGTGAAATATTAAGAGTCATAATGATTGAGGGATATAGAGAAGTTAAATCCAAATCATATATCCAATCATACTTACCAACAATTGGGTCTTTTACATAAGCACCAATGAACTTTTGGTCTTTTGCACTTTCATCTATCCCACCACTTTCCCTCATAGAATCTAACATTCTGTCAGAATCTTCTTTCTTCATTTTATTAGGTGCTACCAATCCTCTTTGTCTTAAGAAACACAAAAGTGCTCCCTCTAACGGACGCGAAGTGAAAAAAACATCTTCATATGCAACGTGTCCGGCGTGAGCAATACCTCTACACAAATCTATAAATTGTAGTTTTTTATCCATATCTACAATCAATCTCACATCCTCTAAGTTATATTCAATAAATTTATCTTTATCATTTTGAAATAACTCATCTAGATTTCCACTATATTCAACTTTACCCCTGCCTAATTCAATTTTCGCAACAGTATCCAATCGGTAGTTATCTAATTCAGTATAGTTATATTCCTTATATAAAACTAAATAATCTAAAGCAGAAACACCTCCTATGAACCATTTTTTTCTATATGGAGAGTAGAATACTTCTCTAATAGGAGATAATCTTCTAGCCTGTTTTTCACCTAATAAATTTTTAAGACGATTAAAAAGATAAGGAACATCGAAGAAATCTATGTTCCATCCAGTTATAATAGTAGGAGATATTGATTCGTATATATCTAAAAATTTAGAAAGCATTTCCTTTTCAGAATCAAAAGGAGATACTATTCTATTATCAGATTTAGATGGTTGAATTTTTCTTTCTTTATCTAATATTAAAACATAGTAAAAATCTTCAACTGAATCATGAATTGCAATTGATGTAATTTCATTTTCAGCCTTTTCAGTATCAGGAAGACCTGAATTCATTTCAACCTCTATGTCAAAAGTTAAAACTTTATGACCTTCTGATGGTAAATCCGAGTTAGTGTATAAATCAACCAAAACTCTTGTGATTTCAGGAACATCGGATTCAAATAAAGATGAATCATCTTTATCATATTTAAATACCTTTGTTAGTTTATCACCGTAAATGGATGTCCATTCACCATTAGTAGCGGGTTTAAATGCATACCTTTGATATGGCATTGTAAAATACCCTTTTACATCATCCCATATATGGATTGTATTTGTATTTCTTTGATAATATACGTTTTGATACATTTATAACCTTTATTATTTACAAATATAAGGAATATATTTGTATTTTCCAACTTAATTAGAGATTTTCATTGATAACATTTACATACGCCAACTTAGATTGTACACCTAAAAATCTTTCAACTTCTACTCCATTTTTTTCTATTACAACAGTAGGAACTGAGCGAACTCCGTATTGGGATGCTAATTCAAAATTTTCATCTACATCGATATCCTCAAATTTAACATTTAAAAATCCGTTCTTTACTTCTTCAAAAACTGGCTTAAGGGCCTTACAAGGGCCACACCAACTTGCACTAAACTTTTTTACCGTTATCATATTCTTTTATTTTATTTTTTTTAACCTTCACAACTTACACATTCTGGATCCATAGCCTTTGCTGCAATATCACCTCTCAATACCGATTCAGTTCTCATATAGTAAAGAGTTTTAACACCTTGCTTCCATGCTTCTAAGTGAACTTGATTAATCCACTTTGGTTCTGCGGTTGCGGGGAATGCTAAGTTTAAAGAAACCGCTTGGTCAATATATTGTTGTCTTACACCTGCTTGTCTTACTAAATCTAACTGATTAATTTCCTTAAATGTTTTGAATACATCTTTAATTGAATAGCATCTACCTTTATGTGATTCTTCTGTCACCTCACTGCATTCAACTAATTTACTATCTAAGAAACACCATTCATCTAAGAAATCTAAACCTTGTACCGAACCACCATCTGCAAGGATTTGATCCCAAACTTCTTTGTTGTTCTTTCCCATTTTACGAAGAACTTTTTCTAACTCTGGATTTTTTCTAATGAAAGTTCCCTTTGCAGTTTGTTCGGTAAATACATTTGCTGCCCACGGCTCAATTCCACTGCTAACATTTCCACTTAATTTAGAATTTGATACAGTAGGGGCTACTGCTCTTAAGTGTGTGTTTCTGAATCCACTTTCTCTACACCACAATGGTTCTCCATATTCTGCTGCTAAATCTCTACTTGCTCTTTCAGATTCAATCTTCATTTGAGAGAATATCTTACGAGTTTCAAATTGAGCTTGTAAACCTTCGAATGGTAATCCTTTTTGTTGTAAGTAAGTGTGCCATCCTAATACACCTAACCCTAATGCTCTACCTCTTTCTGCTGAACGAACTGAATTCTCAAATCCTTTCATATTCTTAGCTCTTTGTAAGAATTCTTCTAATACACCATCTAAGAAAATAGTAGATGTATAAACTAAATCAGTATCTTTCCACTCATCGTATTTTGCTAAGTTAAGTGAACTCAAACAACAAACGAATGAATGTTGCTCATCGGTATGTAAAACGATTTCAGAACAAATGTTAGTCATATGTACTTTCAATCCGTTCTTCTTATACATTTCAGGATTTGCTTTATTCACATTTCCTTTATACATAATATAAGGCTCACCGGTTGCTTTACGCTTCTGAAGTAACTTACCCCATTTTCTACGAGCTTCAGAATCCCCTTCTTCTAATTTTTTCATAAACTTATCACTAACCACTACACATTGATGTAAGTTCAATGATTGACGATTCACATCACCCTTTGGTTCTCTAATCTCTAAGAAATCATCGAAATCCTTATGTTCAATTTTAATATTTACCGATGCTGCTCCTCTACGAACACTTCCCTGATTCGTTGCTAGTATTGTAGAATCATATATCTTAGCGAATGGAACAATACCATCGGATGTTCCATTGCCGGTGATTTTAGAACCTGCAGGTCGTATCATATTGATTCCAATACCAACGCCACCACCATGCTTTGCTAACAACATTAATTCTAAATTCTTAGAACCAATCTCATAGATACTATCACCTACATCGATACCAAAACAAGAGATTGGTAAACCTCTATCAGTTCCAGTATTTGATAATACAGGAGTTGCTAAACACAGCCATCCTTTCCAAATATAATCAAAGAATTTAGTTGCTAATTGTGGTTTATCCAATCTCTTAGCAACTGCCGTAGCAACTCTCCAATATGCATCCTTTGGTTTTTCACCTGGCTGCAAATAAGTTTTAGATATAGTTTTTACATATATCTCATTGTTTCCCCAAGATGGAAAATCTACATCCACCTCCCAGCCGAAATCTTCGCCGTAGTTCTTCATAATTCTATAAATTCTTTGTTATTAAAATATATCATCCCAATTTTCACCTTCACCCGCCTTACTATAATCAGTAGGTCTAATTGCGAAGAAATCGGTATGAGTTACACCCCCCGTTAAGTGGTAAAACCAATCTAACTGAGATGCTTTTTTATCATTATATTCAAAATAATCATCACCACCTGGAATTGGATTATATCCTAATTCAACTAATTTTTCATTAACTCTTTTTGTGATAAATTCTTTTAAATCATTTTTCTTAAGATTTTCCAAATCTCCCATTTCAAAAATCTTATCAATGAACTTATGTTCTAATTCGATAATAATTTTAGCTGCTTTGTAAATATCTTCTTTTGCTTCCTCTAACAATTCAGGAAACTCTTCACACATATGCCTGAATAATTGGCATCCCATTTTTGAGTGTAGGGATTCATCTCTTACACTCCACTTCATTTGCTGTCCGATTCCTTTTAGGAGATTTCTCATTTGGAAAGAATATAGAACTGCAAATGATGAATAAAGTGCTACACCTTCTGCAAATGCAGAGAAGATTGCCAAACTTTTACCAACCTCAATTCTAGCTTTTGGATTGATATCTAAATCCTTTGGAGTCCAATCAGCAGTTGTATTAGTTAATAACTCAAATCTCTCTTTCATTGCTTCATCGTGTAAGAATCCTTCAAAGTCATCTAATCCCAATGTTTCATTTAGATATGAGTATGCAATTGAGTGAATAGTTTCCTGTGAACCAAATGCCATTGCCATCTGTCTAATCTCATGCTTTGGAAACCATTTAGTAACCATACCTGTCCAATAGTCAGAAACTGCACATTCTGTTTGAGCGAAACCTAAAAGGATATTACCAACTAAATGTTTTTCTTCTTTTGTTAAATTTTCATTCCAATCTTTGACATCCATCTGCATAGGTATCTCAGTATGTAACCAAAATGCCTGCATCTGTTTTAACCAACCTTCAGTATAATATTCTGGATATTCAAATGGCTTAAATGGTATCCTTTCGGTAAATAATTTGCTCATCTTTAAAACTTATTTTTGTATTATAGGTAAGAATAAATAGGATATATACCGTAAAAAATTTTAGGTTCTTTAGAAAATTTTTTCATCAATTTTTCTTTAGTTTTTTTTCTTAAAAATGAAGATTGGCTCATACTTTATACCCTTACCGGCTATACTGGAAAGAGCTAATTTAATTGTTTTTTCCAATTCAAACCCAACTTCACCCGCTACCCTAATCGTTTCACTTTCTATATCTTTATGTTTAGGAGTATTTGCAATATTTAATAACATTTTACCCCCATTTTTTAATCCGATATGACAATTTGCCATAGTTTGTTTTAAGAATCCTTCAACCCATAAATGAGGAGTTGGAAACTTTTTATATGATTGAGTATCCTCTTCACTATACTTTTCGGTATCAAAATATGGAGGTGAGGTAAAACACAAATCTAATGATTCTTTTTCTGGCACAAATACTTCCGAACCCATTTGGTGAAGTATAACACTTTTACCATAGAAATTTAAGTCTTTATTTAATTTACATAATCCTTCATATGTTTTACCACTCGGATCAGTTCCTATATATGTTTTACAGTTACTCGTCAAAAATCCAATCAATCTCCCTCCCCACCCACAACTCATATCCCATATAGTTTCTCCGCCATATGTATTGTAAATCCATTTGGCAGCAGATGGTCTGAAATTACTTACCGTCTGATTACCTCCGTATATTTTAAAATTTTGTCTTAAACGATTTAGAGTAAATTTACCATCACTATGTTTAAGATGCCAATTCCAAGTTTTTCGAATAATCTCCTTTAACTTATTATCATCATTCCAATAATCAATTGGTCTCATTTTACTATTACCACATTGAACATCTACCCAATGAGGAAAGTAACTCCATGCCAAACCTAAACAATGCATAGTTTGATCAATATAATCATCTTTGAATATAGTTGATTCATCGAATTCAGTTAATGATTTCATATCACTAACCTTATCATCGATTGTAGAATGGTAATGTGGAAAGCCTTTTTTTCGGTGATACTTAAAAATTACATCTAAAGCGTATGGAACATCTTCTACCTCTTTTATATTTTGTGTAACTCTTTCGTATTCTAATTCTAACTCATCCCATTCTATAAACTTTGCAAAAGTATTATAGTTTATCATTTACTCAACCTAATAATAATTTCATACAAAAAACTTATATTTATCTAACCTATTTTTAATCAACTCAAAATACTCAGCATTCTTTTCAATAAGGATACATTCTCTATTCGTATTTATACAAACATCACCAAGTGTTCCACTACCTGCAAAATTATCCAATATCACATCTCCCTCATTAGATAACATCAAAACTAATCTTTCAATGAGTTTGTAGGGTTTTTGTGTTGGATGATTTAGTTTTTCTTTACTATTATGTGGTAAAGCTGATATATCATCCCAAACATCACTTAAAGTTATACCCTCTTTTAATATACCCTCTGTGTATTCTTTTCGAGTTGTATTTGGTTTTATCTTTATAGTATTAAATGTACCCCTCTCACCATTTGTATAATAACATATAGGTTCATATCCACTTGATAACGCATTTCCTCTTGATGAATTGAATGCACGTTTTCTACTCCAAATTATAATTCGTTTTTCGGTAAAATACTTATCCAAAATAGTAGAAATGTGTCTGTTGTATTGTCTACCTGTAAAGATTACAACATTTCCACCTTCTTTAACAATTCTTTTATATTCAATTATAATTGTTTCAGCCCAATCCAAATACTCATCTAAAGTATTCCATTGGTTATCCCAATCTTCTTTAACAACACCATAGAAGGGCCAATCAGTTATGATGTGGTCAATACTATTATCATCGAATTCTTTAAGTTTATCCAAACAATCACCTAATAGTAATTTCATAACTTATCCCATATTATCAACATACTTTTTATGAAGTAGTTGTTTTTGTAGAAGTTCCCCATTTTTTGCTTCCTTACTTGCAATAATTCCATTAGCGGAATTATTAGCATATACTTCTATAATTCCTTTGTTAGTATTCATCTTAGCAGGAAAAGTCATACCATCTTGCCCAAATCTATTTTTCATAATATGGAATCTAGCGGTATCATTTAGTTTATCAGTATCCTTTCTACTTACTGAAATAATTAAATCTGCATTCATAACTTTAGCATATGAATCCGCAATTTTATCTGCCTGAATTACTTCTGAATCAATTGCACTTCTATTTGTCTGTGATGCAGTCCAAATTGGTATTTGATATTCACCACTCAATGCTCTTAAATCAATGTAAATACCACCTTGCTCTGCATAATCAGAATTATTCTTTGAATTAGTTGATACCAATAAATCTGCATAATCTATGATAATCAAATCAGGTTGAAATTTAGTTTGTCTGACCATATCAACGTGAGCGGCAATAGTGTTTGCTGTAATTCCTTTTGGCGGGTAATATTTGATCATCAATCCACCTCTTAATTTATCAACCTTCTCTTTAATCTCATCCTTATGGTCTTTTAAATCAGCTGAAGGAATTGATGTAAATATAGTATCATATCTCTGCCCAACATAATTTTGAGTAAGTTCTAATGTATAGTGTAATACATTTTTACCCTGCCTAACTGCTTCCGCACCGATGTGAGATAACACCCAAGTTTTACCAACTCCCGATGGTGCTACAATTACACCCAATTCTCCTGGCCCTAAACCTCCATCGGTAAGTTCATCGATTACATCCCAATTAGTAGCAACAGTTCTTCGATTTACTTCTTCAAAACGAACTTCAATTTCTTCCTTATAATCTAATCCCAAATCAGCAGTTTGCCCAACCTTAACTGCATCTCTAACCATCTTTTCAATCTTTTCAAATTGACCGGTTTTTAATAATTCTACTGAATTAAGGATTACATTTTTAAAATTTTGATTTTTACAAAATGTAACAAACTCACTCTTAACCCATTCTTTATCCGAATGTTGTGTATTCTGATATACTGCCTTTAATTGCTGTAATACATTTTGCTGTAATGTATTATCGGATATTTTTTGAACTTCAGTTTTAAAATAATCGGTAGTTGGATTATTTTTATATGTGTGGAAATACTTTCTAGTCAAATCCACAATCCATTTGTTGGTATCTGATTCAAAATATTTTGTTTCTAATATATCAGAAACTTGTTCCAAAAAACTTCTGTCAGTAACCAAATTAGCTACAACTTTCGTTTGGTAGCTCTGACCATATTTGGATAGATTATCAATAGTTTCACTCATGCTTCAAATATAAAAGTTAATTTTATAATTTCCAAATTTTTTAAATATTTTATTTGATAATGTATTCAAACAACAAGTCGGAATGGATTATATGAGCTTTTTCACTTTGGTGATAATCTCTTATCATACCCTTAGTTTCCTCAAAAATTGTCACATCAATTGAGTAAGATTTTAAGAATGAATTATATGAAAAATTATTTTTTATAAAATCGTTAAACTTAAAAAATATCCAATTTTCTTTTCCATCGAAATTATTATCAAAAATTGTTTTATTAATTTCGGATACCCACGACCAAAAATAAATCTTAAATCCTACTTTTTTACTCAATTCTAAAATAGGAATCATCCTAATCATAAACTCTTCAATATAATACTCAACTCTGTCTCCTCTTAGAGCACATATCTTATATAATTCTTTTGTTTTTATAAATCTATTAATATATAAATCATTTTGAATGATGTTGGGCAATATAGAATTCACCATACCATCTTTTAATATAGATGGAATTTTAAAACGAGATGTATCGGTTAATCCAACAAATACTATATCTCCTTTTTGAAATTGATTAGAAAAATATGAAACACTATTTAAGCAATCATCGTTGGTGTTCCCACTTTGTATATAGGATTTTGCAATAGATTTAGTAGCTGAATAATTTTTATATTCTAAATTTAATTTTTCAGATAAAATCTCAGCCCATATTTTGTGATAATCTTTTTTTAAAAAAACTTTTGAATAAATTATCCTTTCAGTATCCTTTGGTAAATCTTTATTATCTTCACTAAAACTATCACCAAATACCCATAAACAATTCATTATTTTAAAATTAAATTTCCAAATGAACTCCGTAACCAATCATTTACATCCGTCCAATTTTGTAATATTTTATATTTCATACCAAACCCTATGAATTTCATTTTATCCAAAGGTTCATTTTCTTCTCTGAATTTATCAACTATTTTTAATTTAGTTGTTCCACTTATATCAGGATTATCTAATTGCATTAAATCAAAATTTCTTTCAATAATGTTCTTACTATCTAATATAGTTTGAAATACTTTGTATTTATCTTTTTCGGATTCAGCCGCTTGCATTAAATCATCTATTGATACTCTTCTATCTCCTTCAAATAAAGGTAATCTCTTCTGTAAAGTTTTTAATCCACATCCTTTTACTCCATCAATATTATCAGATTTATCACCATCTAATACTCTATACCAAATAAAGTTTTCAGGATGAATTCCATATAATTCTATCAATCTTTCTTTTGTAATCTTTTCTTTTTTAAGAGGATTCCAAACATTTACATTGTCTGATACTAATTGCAAAAAATCTTTATCAGATGAAAGTATTAAAGCATTCTCATCTTCAGTTACTACTTGCTTTGATAAATAACCAATAACATCATCTGCTTCAATGTTATCATATACCATAGTGGTAACTGGCAAAATACTTAATATATTACCTAACCAACTTATTTGCCTCTTCAAACTAATTTGCTCATCTTCTTCCGTCATCATATCATCATACTGACGGTTTACTCTGAATTTAACTTTTCTATCCGCTTTATAATTTGAAAAAGTTTGTCTTCTTTTTTGAGAACCACCTTTTCCATCAAACACTACAACTACCCTAGATGGATTTTCATTTCTAATAACCATCCCCAGAGATTTAAGAAACCCAACTACCCCACCAACATGCTCACCATCTTCGTTCATCGTAGGATTTGTGCTCCAACATCTAAAAAAAGTATTGAGTCCATCTACAAAAAGAACTTTCGAATTTCGAACTCTATGTGTATTATGCTCCTTATCAATTTCCTTAAGTAAACTTTTATATTTTTGGTTCATTGAAATTTTCTTTAATTTCTTTCGAATATTTTTCTATTGTTTCTAAACTAAAATGATGATATTCATATTCACCTTCTTCTTTATAATTTACAGAGGATGTTAAATAATGTTTATCACTAAATTTTATAATTCTATTATCAAGATTCAAATCAGTAATTAAATTTAAAATTGAAATAGCAGAAGATGAATTATATCTAAAGTGAGTGTCTTCTAATAAAATGATTCTTAAATCAACTCCAATATTTTCTAAAAATGAGTAAATGTATTTTAAATAAATTAAAAATTTAAAATAATAATCTACTTGATTGATTTCAAAACTTTCTATAAATTTAGATAATTTCTCTGTTTCAAATTCATCTAAATCTCTTTTTCTACTATGATAAAATTGAGGGTGAATGAAAAAATTATTTCCAGTAAGAAATAATTCCTTTTCCCTTTGATTGAGTTCTCTATTGGATTGTCTATCGATATATGAAGTTCTATCTAAAAGAGATAATTGAAAAATAATAACATCTCCTTTTTTATACTCGGATAAAAACTTTAATAAATTACCAAATACTTCAAATGAACTCAGTCCAGATATTGCCTTATTTTCCTCAGTTAAATTTAGATGACTTGCAACTTCGCTATAAATTGAGAGGCGGACTCCTTGAGCCAGCCTCTCACTATTATATGTTGAATATGAGTCACCAAATATCCATAGTTTATTCATTATTCTACTTCATTTGGTAAGGCTGTATCAACCTCCATCGCTTCAATATCATATGTATCTTTTTTATATTGAAGAATAGTAGCCTCACAAATCTTTTTATAAATTTGTTCTCTTAATTCATCTTTCTCTTCCATCATTTTGATAAAATCCTTTGATTGGAATTTGATGATTTCCCCAGTATCGGTGTCGGTATATTCATACCAAGCCCCACCTTGCTTAACTAATTTGTTTTCTTTCAAACTTGTCAACCAACTACCGTAGTTATCAATTCCTCTATCAAAGTAAATTTCAAAATCAGCAGAACGAAGTGGTGGCCCTAATCGGTTTTTTACAACCTGCGCCCTAACTGATATACCAACTATCTTATCCTGTCCGCCAATTTTCATTTTAATTTGACCAACATTTTTCAATCTCAATCTAACTGAAGCGTGAAATGCTAATGCTTTACCACCACTTGTAGTCCAAGGGTCACCAAACATAACACCTAACTTCTGTCTTAATTGATTTGTAAAGATAACTGCAATTTTCTGTCTACCAATTGTGTTGGTAATTTTTCTCATCGCCTTTGATATGATGATTGCCTTATCAGTTGCGTAACCATCTTTATCGTAATCAGCTTCCATTTCCTTTTTAGTTGATGCAGCTGCTACCGAATCCACTACAATTGTTACCAATTTTTGTGCATCCTTTTCTCTAACCTTTTCGATAATGGTTTCGATTGTTTCAAAAATATCTTCTACTGTATCTACTGATACATACAATAGTTTAGATACATCTACTCCAATTGCATCGAAGAATTCTCTACTCACCGCAGTTTCAGTATCAATCAATACTGCAATACCACCCTGCTTTTGAGTTTCAGCTAAAAGGTGGGCAGAGAGTAATGATTTACCACTCTGCTCCAATCCAGTTAGTTCGGTAATTCTTCCCACAGGAATACCACCATATGGTCGATTAGAAATAGCAACATCTAACATAGCAGCTCCGGTAGAAATCCAACCATTCACATTGGTGGGAGCTCCTTCGGAATCATCATCTAAATAAAAGGCGATTTTTTGGTCTTTTTGTTTTTTGTTCAGACTATCAACCAAAATGTCTGCTAAATCTGTTTTTGCCATAATCTATATTATTTGAATAAATCTTCGAATGCATCTGCTACTTGTTGAGTAGTTTTAGCTACCGCTGGTTTTTCATCATCCCAAGGTAAGTCAGATGTTGATTGTTTTGCTTTTGGTGCTTCACTCACCTCATCTAATTGATGTGGCTTAGAATCGAAATCAAATGAATCTGATACAGATTGTTCTGATTTAGCAACAACAGTCTCTTGAGTAGTAGAAGTTTCAGTATCATCAGTTGTGTTTCCACTCAACCAATTCTCTAAAATTTTCTTTAACTCATCGTAAGATAATTCAGAATAAATAGATGTAATATCTTTTTGATTCTCCAATAACTCTTGAATCTTTGCATTATCATCGTGCAACTTTGTAGAGTTTGGTTTCACTCTAATAGTTGTAGTAGGATAAGATGCTCCACCTTCTGGTGCAGTATAATCAACTACAATATCTCTACCATTTAAAGGATGTGATAAATCACCATAATCAGGATCTGCAAAATACCCCAATAATTCTTGATAAACGGTTTTACCAAATCCCCAAAATTTAACACCCTCATGCTCCAATCCTCTTACGATTACTGGCACAAAAGTTCTTAATTTTGGCTCCATTTTCTTAGCTTCACGATAATCATCTTTACCACCCATTCTCTTAAGTTTGTCAGCAAACTCAACAATTGGGTCAGGTCTTCCGAAAGAAGCTGGTGATAAATAAGATTTGTTGTTGATGTTGTAGTGAAAATACAATTCAATAAAAGGAATTTCCTTGTTGAATTTGTAAGGTACTAAACGTAATTGGTGTTTTCCGACTGAAGGTTTCCATAGACTGTCGGCTGTCTTTTGTGTGCCCTGAAGTTTGTTCAGACGGGCTCTGATTGCATCAATGTTCGTTGACATAATTTATAGTTTTTAAAGTTTAAAATTTAAGTTTATCGTTACGAATATAAATATTCGCAAATCAAAAACTTAGAACAAATATACGAAATATGTTTCTAAGTTCCAAATGTTTTTCAGGATTTTTTTGAAAATTCTTTTGTAGAAGAATTACGATTTTTTTTGACTGTTCTAAACGAATCATATAATCTTTTTTGTTCGTTTATTTTCGCCAAAGTCCAATACCCATCCATGTGATGTTCATACATTTCTTCCCAAAGAGAAAGATTTTCAGAATAAGAATGTGGTTGAGATTGAGCCCATTTTTGAGCGGCTCTAAATCCTTTTGGAGTTGCGGGGAATTCACCCTCTACGTGAGGATTTAAAAAATTTAAGAGTTTTTGTAACAAGCGTTTCATAGAAGAAAGAGTGGGAGATTCATCAATAAATATATACGAATATATCAAAACAATAATTTTTTTTTAGTTTTCCAAATATTTTTTTTATTACAATTTCCCCCCTTAATTCCTATCTTAATTTGTTGGAAAATCGCTAAATTTTAATCCCCACATTAGGGAAATCATTCCCATTTCTCTTTCGGCCCACTTCTTATTATACCGAAATCTTTTTTGAATTTCTTTAATTCCCCATTCTTTCCACTCATCGTTTTGAGATACGCTCATTTCCCATTCAGTAAACCAATTATCTTTCCTATCTTTAATATCATCGAAGGTAACATCATGATTTGCAATCTCAAACATTTTGTTGATTACATCTACAACAAATTGTTCTTGTTTTTGTTTCATACTTAATCGTTGTGCCATAACTTTATAGTTTACCAAATTGTTGGTGATTTTCTTTAATATTATTTGATACTTTGATACCTAACCAAATATCTTTAAAAAATCTCTTTACTTTCTTCCAAAAGGTATTATCTTTTTTGTAGTTCTTGATTACTTCATCTTGTATCAGTTCCAACATTCTACCGGACGATATTTCTTCTACAAATACTTGATATTCTAACTCTCTAAAATATGAACGTTTAAGATACTTTGCCATAATTGTATCTGTTTATATACCTATAACTATTTCCCATTTTAACCAGCCAATAATGAGTTCTATATCACCATTCAATCTTCTACTATGAGTCATACCTATGAAAGGTAGAAAATAAACTTGTCCGTAAATTTTACAAATTGAAAATTTCATTATTTAGCCCACTTACCTCTACTTACAATTTGTGCAATGATACCATAAACCGAAAGGTCTTCATAGGTATCCTGTATAGATTCGCCTACTTCATCAGGCTGCCCCAATACTACTAATTGTTTTAATCGTTGTACTTTATCGTTGATTCTAAACCAAAGACCTGTGAGTGAAAGTTTTACATCATCTTTAGTTTGCAGTGAAGTTCCTACTGAAATATTAGCTGGCCCATAATTTCTTTGTTTCTTACAAAAAGTTTCATACATTTCAGATTGAATCTTTTTGAATTCTTCCATCATTTCAGGATAGACTCTTTCACAATAAGCTACTGCATTTTCTTCTAATTTGATATTTTCTTCCATTCTATATTTTGTTTTTACAAATATATGAAAAAAATATCAATTATCCAAATTATTTTACCTTTGGTTTTTCTTTATGGATCTCAGATGGGTTTACGTTTGTAGGTCTCACTACTGTACAATCACCTTGTTGATAATCATTAAATCCAACATCATCTTTGATTTTCATATAGCAAGGATTTTCTACACCATCTAAGTCTTCTGATTCACATTTTACCGCCTTACCTTTGCTAATACTGAATTTTTGATTAGAATTCTTAAAATTAGTATAATCCAAATCGTTATTGTAAAGAACTTCGGAAATTTTTTGATTCCTATAATATATTTTCATTGTTTCTTCGAATCTTACCTTTTCCTCATCACTCATACAATCAAGCACTCCAAGACCCTTAAATTTTTTCAATACGGCTTCAACTCGTCTTTCTGCCCAATCTTCAGCAGCTTTTAGTTCTTCTTCAGTAGCAATTCCACTTTCTACCATCCATTTTTTATCATCTTCTAATGCCGCCTTCTGCTCGTTAATTTGTTCATCTGATGGAGGGAAATTAGGAGGGGTTTGTTCCTTTGGATAAAGGAAATCAAATGTTGATAACATTCTCTTACCTCTGCTTCTTGTTTGATTGCTTTTAAACCTACTCTGTCTCCATTTTTCTTCACTTACTCCAGCTGCACCACCTTGTACTTTTACACTAATTCCACCAGAGAATTCTAATGTTACCATAAGAAATTCTAAATCAGTTTCATTTTCACTAATTTCATTTACAACTAATACATCAGCTGTTTTAAACGCTTCATCAGCTGGTAAATAAACTGAATTACCCTTTGCTATTAAGCTCATTGCAACTTTAACCTCCGCGTAATCAGAAAGACCATCTCTAAAATCTTTACTGTTAAACATATCAGTTAGAAGTTGATTTAAAAGTTCCTGATATTCTTTTTGCTTTTCAGGATTATTTTCCAAATCTTCATCTTCAAAATCTTTAAGCTTTTGAAAGGTTTCCATTACCTTTTGATTTTCAGGCAAATCTATTTTATCTCCTAATAATTGAGTAAATTTATCAATCGATTTATCTAATAATTTTTTCCTAGCTTCCTTTCTTCCTTCAGGTGTTGTAGTATCACCAATATCAACTGTTTTAAATTTTCCAGGTGGTTTTTTAGAAATTTCTGCTTTCAATTGTTTATATTCATCAATACTATCATTTCTACTTTTAATGGAGTTGACAAAATCTGTTGCTTTTTTCTCTAATTCTTCATCACTAAGGTTCGGATTACTTTCTTTTAATTTTGCTTTTGCTTCTTCAATTGTAGGAACTGCTAATTTCTTATGTGTTACCCCATTGAATACAACTGTATCTTCATCAATTATTTCAATTTCAACGTATTTTTCTTCTCCTATGATTTTAAGAGGTGTTCCATCTTTTTTACCAACAGCACCCTGTCCGGATTTACCAATTGTTACCCCATATTTTTTAGCTGAACTCTCAGCCCATTCTCTACTTGCTTTTCCAGCTCCTAATTCAGCAACTTTAATGTATCCTTGATTAGGCCAATCTCCTTTCTTTTTTGAAGCAATATAGATTTTAACTTCTTTATCATTTACTATTTTAATATAATCTTTTGCAATAGCCTGCTCTTCATCTGTCAAATCTTCGCCCCTCGTCATCTTACCAACAATAGTAGATATTTGCTCTTTAAGATTATCATCCAAAATTGTATCTTTATATTTAGGTTGATTCATTTTTTTAGCCGCCACATCTTTGTAATCTTTTTTACCAGCTAATGGGGTAACTGAAGTTGATTGTGAATCTTCTCCATCTTTATTAGAATCTAATTCATCGGCTTTTGCGGTTGCTTCTGGTTGGTCTTTTGGTTCAATTACGGTCAATTTAAGTGGATCACCATCACCATCTACTTTTGTCACAACAGTTTCAAATATCAAATTAAAAAATCTTTGATCCCCATCTATGAATATTTTTTGAACTACACTTTCAGTTTTAATATATTGTGCAGGCCCATTTGGAGTATCGGAATAATAATCTCCTCCTACATTATAAACTCGTTGATTAGGGGTTTCATCTGCTTTTTTAGGTTTAGGTAATTCACCATCATTTGCATCCGCTTTCTTTGCAGCAATTCCTTGCTCTTCAGCAAATTGGTTACACATTGGGATAGCATCTTTAATATCCATATCCACAACAATAACTTTCATATTAGCAGGTTTACCCGCTTTAATCGCGGCAGATGTTACCGCTGCCCATCTATGATGCCCATCAATTACAAATCCATCTCTACTCACAAAAATTGGTGCAGTAATACCTGGATTAGTAGGATCTTCTTCTAATGCCTTAGTCATTCCGGCAACTTTACTACCTACTAATTCACTTTGAGTTGCTTTTAATTTATCAGAAGGCAATTCAGTTTCCACAGTCTTAATACCTTTCTCTTTTAACATTTTTTTGAAAAGAGGTTCGGTATCTACTTCACCCTTGCTATCTTTTGGAAGGTCTTCGGCAGGAGTTCCTGGAAGAGGTTTACCTTTGAATTGAGGCATTTCTACTCTAGGTATTCCCTGATTATCATCACAATATAAGTTAGTACCAGGAACAGTTATTTGACAAAGATTGAAATCTTCCCCTTTAGATGCCTTATCGGCTAACTCATCAATCTTCATAGATATTTCTTCTTTCTTATCGGAAGGTATTTTATCTAAATCGGATTCTTTATTGAATACATCTTTATCAACCTCTGGCATCTCTTTAGCCAAATTCCTTAAAGATGATGGGTTAAATTTATCATCACTCTTTTTATTTCTTTCTCTCCACATTCCAACGTGAGAATTACCCATTGTTGCAATTACAGTATAACCTTTCTCTTCTGCCTCTTTTATTTTTCTATCTAACTCCTTTTGTCTAAAATCATTAAATGCTTTCTGACCTTTGGATAATTCGGTTTCACCATAATTCTGGTCATCTCTATAATTTAATTGGTATAAGTCTTCTTTTTGCTCCAATGTTAAATTATTCCAGTCTACATCACCCTCAAATTCTGCACTACCACCTTTTTTAGCTTCACTCTTAATCCATTCTTTAGTCTCATCGGTAAGATAATCATCTGCGTCTAAATCATCACCCTGACCAATCATATTAGTCCAAACTGATGCCAATGCTTTGTTTTTATCACCGTCATATGATTTAGCAATTTCATCAAATATAGGTGCATCTGAATTTCTTACATCTCCGTTTTCATCCCAACTTTCTTCTCTACCATTTTCAAAGTGATCTAAAAAAGCATCTCTAATTTCTGCTTGCTCACCTACGAAATCAACTTTACCATTATCATCTATTCCAACTCCACCTTCTCCTACAAACATTACTTTTGCATCTTTAGGTAAGCTCTTTATTTTATCTATAATATTTTTAGTAGATTCAGTTCCTTCGCCATGCTCAACTCCAATTAACATTGAGCCATTTTCGGTAACCTCTGCATCTAAATTATTTCCATCGGAATCCTTTTTACCTCTTAGACTATTTACTATGTCTTCGTTTTGCTTAACTACTTCCTTCTTAAGTTTTGATTGGTATTCAGGATCATCTTTTTGTTTTCTTTTAAGATTATCATGTTGATTCTTAAATGATCCTGCCATAGCTCTTTCTTTGGCAGTAGCAGATGGGTCATCTAATATCTTATCAAAATCAGTTTTAGGATCAGGTTTGGTTTCATCTTCAATTTCCTTTTCCTTCTTCTCTAATGAATCTTCTGCAGTTTTAACAAGTTTATCTACTTCAGAATCTCCAATTCCTTTTCCTTCAAATTCTTCTTTTTCCTCAGGTGTTATTGGTCTTAAATTCCCCCCATCATTTTTGAATTCAGCTTCCCCACCCTGCTTTGAAGAATAAAATCCTCCTCCTAAATGATACTTACCAGGAAACTGAGATGATTCTCCCTCATCTTCTTTTAATAAATGGTAATTTAAAATCTCATCCAAAGAAATAGTTTCGTTTGATACTTCCCCCTGAGGTCTCTTCTCATTCCAACTATCTACAATCTTATCCATTATTTCAGGTGAGATTTCCATATTTTCTAATTTCTCCGCAATCTTATCCGCAAAATCCATAAGGATTCTCTCATCATTGTTCACATCAGCAAATATCGATGCTCTAGCCGCTCCTACTGCAATAGTTTCTGCTACAACGTGAGGAATAAATTCAATAGCAACGTGTTTTGCAAATGCCTTAGCCCCAGCTGCCGCTCCACCCAACGCAGCTCCTGTTATGGCAGTAGTGGCTATTTTAACACCAACTGATATTAATGCTTTCTTTTCATGTTTTTCTAAATCTCTCCATCCTCCAGGTTTACTAAATAATTTACCAGCCGCTACCGCTGCTGTCTTAAACAATTTAACTTCATGTTGAAATCCATGCTTTATTGCAGCACCGGCTCCCTTTACTTTATCTTTTAGAGCTTCCGCAAAACTTCTACGGGTTTCTGATCCTGGTTTTTCCTGTCCCTTATTAAAGAATTCTTTTTCGTTTTCACTCCACTTTTCTATCTTTTGATTAATTTGCTGAAGTTTTTGTTTTGGTACATCTACTAATGATTTCTTAGCATATCCCATCCCAACATTACGAGTGATAGGTGGTTTCTTTTCAGAATCAGATGAGGGTTGAGATTTCTTTTCAAAATCTGCTTTCTCTTCTGGGGTTACTGGTCTTAAATTACCACTATCATTTTTAAATTCAACTTCTCCATTTTGCTTAGACGAATAATAACCTCCGCCCAGGTGGAATTTACCTGGAAATTCAGATGATTCTCCTTCTTTTGATTTATCTACTGGAGCGGGTTTTTTAGGTTCTTCCTCTAATAAAAAGTATTCGGATATGATATCAGAATATTGACTATACCCCAATTTGTGGCAACATCTAATTAGATTTTCCACTTGCTCTTTATCCTCCAAACTTGGAAATGGATAGGTTAAAGAGTGTTCTAATAAAATTTCATCTATTATTTTATTAATATCTGCCATTATTAATTAAATTCAATCTTTTGAAATATTCTTGTAGGTATCTTTCTTATACCCGCAGCTCCGGTAAGAATTATAGAATTTTTAAACTTTTCCCAATCTAATGGAAAGTTCGTATCCAAAACCCCACCATTTTCTTCCTTAATCAATTGGTTTAATGCATTAATTGTATATAAGGTGTTTGATTGTTTTTTACGATGAACCAATATAGTATTTTCTAATTGATAAGGGGGTCTGAACTCCACATCAATATTATATGTAATATATAATTCATCTATATTAGTTTTATTTTGCAAAACATATATGTAGTTGTAAACTATCTTATAATTCTCTCTTACCTTTTGTAGAATATCTTGTAAATTTTCAGTCTCCGCAAAAGTACATAGTAACTGTGTTTTCATTTAAAAATATTTTAATACTTTTTTCTCCTATATAAGTATTAAATATTTCGTTAAGTCTATTTTTTTATAGAGTTATGGAGTAAAAACATTCTTATTTTTCTTATACTCCAAAAAATTTCCAGTGGATTCGTTACCATTTTTTATTATAGAGGGAAAGGAAATCAAAGTGTATCTTCTATAATCCTCTAACATTTCCATTACCTGATGCTCTATTAAGTTATCAACGAAGTCCAAAAGTACAAATTTTCCAAAAGTTGGTGATACCTTTTCATTCGTATAATTAATTAAAAATTCCCCACCTTTACCTTCATTCCAATCTTCTTCAGGAGTTAAATAAAATATACATCCAAATATAGTCCTCTCACTACCTGCATCAAAATGTGGTGGCTGTTTATCACCTTTTTCATACATTCCAATTGTACCCCATCTTCCTAAATCAATGTCTTCTTTTTTTAAAGAAAATTCGTTATAACACTCATCAATAATTTTTAACTTAGCGGTTTCAATTAATTCTGCTAATTGAGTATCACCTTCAAATGGAACATTATTTAAAAGTTGTTTCCATCTTTGAAAAATAACATATCCATTTTCTTCCATATACCCATCTATTTTAGGTATATCACCATAAGGATGAATATAAGTTTCTTTAAAATCGTAAAACGGGTAACAATGATTTCCGGTATGCTGAGTCTTACATTCTATATTTTCGGAATTAGTAAATTTTTCTATAATAACATCACTAATATTCTTAAGAAATTCTATCTCATTTGAAGAAAATAATTCTTCGAAATTACCAATGTAGTATCCTTTTTCTCTAAGTTCTTTCATATTATTAAATATTACCGTAACTTTTATTAGTGGATACATCCGTAGAAGAAACTTTATCTAAAATCATTTTAATATCATTTAAAACTGATTTCTCATTTTCACATACATCAAACAGAAAAGAATCATAGGTATATAACACTAACTTGGTTTTTCTTTTTTCCAAAAAACGATTTATCTTACGAATAACAAATGCGTTTGTTTCGGTTTCCAACGCCTGCAAATAATAATTGAATACCTTTTGGGGATTATGATTATCTATTTTTTGGAATGGAATACGCTTACCCGCCTTAGTTTCCAGATACCCATTTATCAAAAAATCTTTATACATCTTTTTGATAAACTCATCTGTCTTTTTAAAAAATGGAATCTCTAAATTCTCCACATCTATCCCACCATATAATTGTTGGAATGTTAGTTTCTTACTATTGAGGTAATCCTCATCACTCAATACATCTTTGCCAAAATATTGTTTACCTAACCACTCATGAGCGGATTCCTCAGGTATCTCTTCATCTACTAATTTAGCTATCAGGCGAACGTGGTATCCATCAAAATCAAACTGAACCAACTCACCCAACTTAGAAACGATATAATCCCTACTGCCATCCGATTTATTAAGCGCGGAATAGTTTACACCTCCGAATGTGTTTGATGGTCTTCCTGTGGTTGTAAAGTTGTTATATAGAGAATATTCATACCCATACGTTGTCGGAATACCATTACTCTCAATTTTTTTGAACTCCGGTAGGACTAAGGAATTGTAGAAATCGTACCCCCCAACCCCCTCAGTATCCGCATACTTAAGGTTTTCATTTACAAAATCTACTACACCTTTGAGTATAATACTAATTGGTATAAAACTTAAATCATCTTTATCCCTATACCCCTTTGTAAAATTGTTATATATCATATCATATTCATAAGGTTTAAACTGACTGAGATGATATAGAACATCAATACTTTGATAATTTGGTAATTCCATTTGATGAAGAAACCACTTACTATCAAAGATAAATTTAGGTGCGTTTCCATGAGTTAAAACTCCCAAAGGAGCATCAACACAATCATTATGTCCATTCATAAGAACATAGCAATCATCTTCGATAAAAACAAAAGCACCCAATAACGTATTCAGTTTTGGATGCTCTTTTCTATTTTTAAACAATGGAAATATTACGCTCCTTGTTAAGCGATATCTTTTTTGGAATACTCTTCCGATTTCATTGTTTTCTACGAAAATTACCATAGGAAACAAATATACGAAAATATTTTATAAATTCCAATATTTTTCTTGCAAAGGTTTTAATTCAATTGGCTCTCTTTTCATATGAGAACCCTGATTGAAAGAAGCTCCTCTTTTCAAATATCCACCTAAAAAGTTTCTACGAAATCTGTTTGATGTATTAGCCTCTGAACCATGCACACAATGAGAGTGAAGTAAAACTACTTGCCCTTTCTTTAATACACCCTCTACTTTACGGAAATCATGTCCTTCTGGCATTACACACGGCTTACCTCTTTCGTTTCTCCAAAATGATGGATTTGTTTTTGTTCTTTCTTCATCCACTTCAATTGGTAAAACAGGTAATCTATGAGAACCTTCATAGTTCCATACTGCCCCATTTCCTGCATCATGATTATCCAATGCCAACGCCGTATTAATAATTTCATTATGACCACAACCAGTGTAGAAAGCGTTCTGATGCATATCTCTACCTAATTGTCCAGGTGGTTTGAAGTAAGCCCAAGTTTGCATACCTACTATTTCACCTTCCATAAGGAATTCACACGCTTCAATAATTTTTGGATGAACGAATAATTTTTCTAATTTTTCAGAAATTTTATGAGGGTAAGCAAATGGATCCCATTCACCCCATTCTTTTCCATCTGGAGTAAGCGTTCCCTTTCTTTCATGTCTTAATCTTTCTAATTCATCATTAATCTCATCACATTCTTCTTCGGTAAGAAGCTCTAATGTGGTAAACCCTCTATATCTCCAGTCGAAGGTGATTTGTTGGATTTCTAAATCCGTTAAATGTTTAAAATTTGCCATATAACTTTTGTTTATTTATAACTATACTAATTTATGAAATTGTTTTGTATTTACCAAATATAAATTGAGTTCTGACATTGTTTTTTCAGCTTCTTGTATTATCAATTTATTTACGGTATGAACCGAAGGTATAAATTCTCCTTTTTCGGTATAAGAATCTTCTAAATTTCCTTTTATTTTCCAATTTATAGAAACTCTATTGTAATATTCAGAGTTCTCAAATTGAGAATATACATCTTCGTTTACTTCAAAGATAGGTGCACCAGGAGTAGCTCTCATTTGTATAAAATATCTATTAATAAACCCCCTTTGATAATCTAATTCCGTAGGTCGTGGAAAAAAGGTTTCAGGTACTTTATTTTTTATTTCTACTTTAATAAGATTTTTATATCTATCTAACATAATTTTTATTTATGAAATGGTCTAAAATGAGAAGAAATTTCTGTTATCCATTGCTTACCATCAATTTTATGTTTTATTTCCTCTACTTGAAATGCTCCCTTATCACTACTATACTGAGGAGGTAATCCTTTTATGTTGAATAAATGTCCAACTTGAAATCCACTCATACCTAATATTGAAAAATCAAAACTTACAGGCAAAGGTCTTCCATTATAAACTTCAGTACTAGGTGAATTATATCCTAAATCTATTTTTCTTATATCATTAAATTTTCTTTTATTTAAAAATTGTCCACACATAGCCCACTCATCCATATTAGCATTTCCAATAGTTGATATATGGGTTACACTTGGTTTAATCATAATTCTTATATTTCTCCTAAATTCAATCCATTTTAGTTCCTCAGGTGATGGCCCAGAAGCGGTTGATGCATTATTCTTTATATCTTCAAGGATAAGGTCAGCTAAAACTACATCTTTCTTATCGGAAAACACACCCTTAGTTAATGAATCAGTAGATTGTATTCCAGTAGTAGATTTTTCCAAAAAAACCTGGCTAGCCATTGCTTTTGGTATATCTAAATTAAAACTAGCATCTACGAAAAAACTATCTGTTCCGAACATATCAAATTGAGGTGGAGATGCTGCGTTTCCAGTTCTAACATTTCTTAAATTTGCATCTGCTATTCTTAAACTTACTGAATCTCCATTTTTTCTTTCGACTATCTGAAAAGCCCATAATCCTTCAACGGCCTCTTCCATAGTTTTCAAAACATTATCCAAAATTTCTTTTACAGGAGTTTTCTGGTCTTTCAATGCTTCCATTGCCAACTCATTATCGATATATAAATCTCCTATCCATCCATGTCGATATCCAACTAATGTAGCCGATGTACCATCTATATTTAATGTAGTTGCAGATGTTTTTACAAAAGACCTACCATTTACAGATGTATCCAAGTTACCGGCAAAATTTCCACCTAAAATTTCAACATCATTTAAATAATTATAAGTGTTTTTATTTGGAATAAAAACTCTTTCAGAGGTTGAAAACATACGAAGAAATGCACCACAATATGCATCACTTATATCAATATCAAAATTGATTGTTGAATTTTTTTGAAATTGAATACGTCTGGAATTTAATAATTTTATAAAGGCATCAAAGCTGATAAATTTATTACTATTAATTGGGCTCTCTGAGTCCGCAGCTGTGAATGTTACTCCTTTAAATGTTAATGTTCCAGTAAACCAACCGCTATCTGAGGTTTCAGTTTTTGCTTCCTCAGTTAATTCCTCTATATAATTTATGAAATCTGATTCCGATTTCACATCTATTTTCTCAGTACTGTCAGTTCTAAGTTCATCTGGTAACTGTTGGTAACAATAAATCCAGTTTTTAATTGTTCCTGTAACCGAACCATTTGACATTCCATAATATTGTGAATGATTCTTCGGTTTAAGTGAATTTTCATCATCACTTTCTTTTACAACATCTTCACTACTCTTACCCATTAATATCTCTCCAATAGAAGCCATTTTAACGGTTACATCAAATTCGTTACCGCTGATAGATGAATCTCCTCCAGTAATTATACCTACGAAGTTATCATAACATCCATCATTATTAGAACGTATAGTGTTTAAAGCTCCAGCGTTTCTGTGGTAATTTTGAACAGTTCCAGCATCCACTCCAACCGGCCCAATTTGTTTTCCTTTATTTACGGAATAATTCCACCCCCATTGAACAAAGACACTTAATCCAGGTTCCATAAATGATTGTTGAACTTTAGTAAGTTGCTCAGGTGAAAAACATTTTATTTTTAGAGTACATCTTCTCAATGTTCCTCTACTCGCAAAATCTACCGAAAAATCTGTTATTATTGGATTAGGTCTATATTTCCAAGATGCCCCCTGTGAGTTACCATAGGCATCGGTTGCTGAACCGTCAAATAATGTAGAATATGTACCAGTTCCTAACGAATATCTACCTTCCAAACTGGATGTCGCTTTTATCCAAGGAACTAATTTTGATAATTTTACATTATTCTTTGAAGTTCTTGCCCTTAATTCGTCTATAATGTACCCATCTAAACTTTTGTAAAAAGGAAATGCCATAATTAAATTTTATTCAATATATCAAATTTATTCTTTGGAATTCTTAATTGTATTCCTCCTTCCAATCCAATGTTTGCCCCATTTAAATTATTTGCTCGTGCGATTATCCACCATAAAGTACTATCTTTGTAAAATTGGTTTGCAAGTAAATCTAATCTATCGGTTTCTTGTGTTATGATATAAATATCATCATCTCTTTTTGGAATACTGGTAGGTATAGTTGTTTTCAATACCCTTTTACCATCTGCTAATCTTTTCGTATTTTTAGTATCGTATCTCATAGTTATTGAATTTTTTTACCATATCCGTAAAGATTGTAATCAGTTGTCTCTTTTGTTTCTATAAAAGTTAATCCAACCGAAGCGTTGATGAATTTAGGTAATTTATAATTATCCATATTATAATTACCAGAACTTACTTCTACTACTCTTTCTTTTTCTTCTAAATTGGTTACGTTAAGTTTATCATCATATAAAGTATTTTGATTTTCTTTTACTCTATCGACTTTAGTTTTATAAACTCCAGTAGATCCAGCGGAAACATTTAATTTTGTTTCAGAAACGTTTGCTCCCACTCCATTTTCTTTTGAATTTTCTTGTCCATTTAATGTAGTTGCATAAAATCTATCATTAAATCCTTGTTCAAAAGTGCCACTTTTTGTTTTAAGAATACCACCACCGATTTCCCAAAGATTTTCAGTATCTTCAATAGCGTAAGTTAAACTTTCTAAAAAACAAGCTTTTTTATTATAAACACTTCCTAATGTAAAATATAAAAGAGTTGGTTCTATAATACCTTGATTATATTGATACGGATATGTACAATGTGCTAAAAATTCCAATCTTCTCCACATCATCACCAATTCAGCCTGAGACATGCAATATAATTTTAGGTTAAACGTTAATTTTCTTTCAACATTTGTATAGTTATAAAAATTAAATGGCGAACCTAACATTCTACTATTTTCCCAACCTGGTGTAAACGATTCATTAAATGAACTTACTAATGATCTGAAATATACCACTGCGTCATCGTTTACTCTTTGAAATTTTAATGGTATTAAATCTACTTCATCTAATGTTCTTCCATTATATTTTACGGTTGCTAATTCATTCACACTTAATCTACCCGTCTGATTTAATATATCTCTATCGGTGTAAAGACCTCGTCTAGAATCTAATCTATTATCATAAGTAGTTTCTCCGGCATTGTGATATGATTTAGCAGTATTATCAGTTGAATATCTATCTTTTTTCCAATTATTTTTTTGTAATGATTTAGGTTTTATAAATTCTAAAATAGGATTTGTTTTTAAACTACCTGATAAAGCTGCCTCTGGATTTTCATCACTATATCTCGCATTATATGAATTAAAATTAATTAATTCTTGAATCGAAGGTTCTCCTGCTTTTTGATTTGCAGTTCCATCCGATAATTGAAACCCATATATTACTTCTTTGTTTGCAAATTTTCTAGGTGTTCCGAATAAATTACCATTTGCAGTTCTATCATATCCATTAATAGGAGAAACTTTAGATATATCAAATGATGGGCCTGAATCAGGTCTTGTTAAATCTCCCATTGATACGCTATAAATTCCATCCTTCTCACTTTCGGAATATTTTTGATTAAAATTATCTAAACTACCTGAAGTTATTGGAACATATCTATCTCCTAAAAGTGCGGTTCTAATTACCGTCTTTCCTAAATTAATCGCTCTACCAACTGTTTGCTTTGCTAATTGAGAAGGTGTCCCTGCTCCAGTTTCTTTTAAGAATCTCCCCAATGCAGTCCCCCTTGCATCTTTTGTAATATCACCTAACGTAATCATTTTGTTAGGAGTCAATCCTTCCTTAAATTCTTTTGTACTGATTACATAAGTTGGAAAAACATTTTGTGGAATACCTAATTTTTTATTTACAAATTTAGTACTCTTTTCCAAAAATCTACCAATCTTACCCAAACTTATTTGAGCATTTGGATTTTTGGAAAGTTTCATTGCATCTACATCAGAAGTTTTTCGAGTAGTAATTCTAACAATATCAGTCCCGTATAATGTAGGAGAATTAACTAATCTCATAGGTCTTAATCCACTTAACTCCTGTTCTAATGCAGTTTCAGTAAGAGGATCAAAACGTTTTTCTAATTCGTTTCCTAATTTATTTGTTCTATCAACAAGAAATTGCCCCCTAGCAGCTTCATAAGTTGTAGCTTTAGGTTGAGGTATCTGTTTTTTTAAATCAGATTTATTAAATAATTCTAATAATGTAGGCATTTTATGTTACTGGATTTTTAGATGCTGTATTTGCAACTCGTGCTGTAACCAATTGTCCATCCATATATACAGCAATTTTACCCGCTGATAAATCTTGTCTTAATCCTTTTATTTCACTTAATAAACTACTATCTTCATTACCTTCACCTCCACCGAATATTCCTGCCGCTAATCCACCTACCGCTCCCAATCCAGCTAATACCGGTAACGCTAATAATCCCATAGTTCCAATCATTCCCAATGAGACAGCTAATGCAGCTAATGCCGCTGCTAATCCAAATATAGGAAGGAAACTTAATTGTGACATTGCAGATACCTGCTCAACTAAAAGTGAAAAGGATGAAATTATTGAATTTATTCCATTCCCCACCATCATCAATCCGGCACCAAAAACAATCATCGCTCCACCCAATGCTATAAGCCCTAAAACTCCTGCACCAAATAATACTGCACCAGGCCCTGATAATAATGCACCCAATCCAAACATCGCTGCTGAAAATAATACCAATCCTAATGCCGCGGCTCCAACTGCTGTCCAATCTAGCCCTGCAATTAAACTCATCGCAAATGCAAATGGAATTAACGCAACACCTAATATACCAACTGCCAATGCACCTTGAACCATATCTTTTTCAACCTTACTAAGTAAATATGCAATTCCAGCCAATCCTGCTATTCCAACTAAACCTTTTCCAACTGATTCCCATTCAACACTTCCAAATTCTTGAAATGCCTTTGCTGCAACATATAAGGCAGCTGATAAAATAAGAATTGCGGCTGCACCTCCTATCAAATTAGTCATATTTCTTCCACCGGTAGCATTACCTGTTTGATTTAATTGATTTCCTACTGAATTTTGTGGAGCCGGTGTGGTTGGCCCAGTTGGTGCAGTAGGTGTTGCTCCACCTCTACTAAATAAATTTCGTATTCTTCCTGGAACCAATGAACCCAACACACTTTGCCCATTTATTGCCGCAGCTGTCATTTTTGCTCTAATCAATTCTCCTACAAAAAATGTTACCCCACTTGCTATCGGCCCACCAAATTGTGTGGCCATTCCTTTAATCATTTGATATGCCTTTGCAGTATTACTACCGTAATCTTTACTTATTTGATCAAGTTTTCCCTGATTCGCTACCATTTGATTAAGTTCCTCAACTGATAGGCCTAATGCTTCCGCAGTTTGCCTTCTGGAAATAGGATCCATTTTATTATATGCATCAATACCTCCAACTTGATTAAGAATTTCTTTAGTCATTCCTTCCAAATCATTAGTAAATGCCAATTCTCTTGCACGGTTAAGGTTAATGTTTCTACCTAACATAGCACTTAATTCCAATTCTTTTTCAATCGAACTTTCAAAATCCAAAAGATTTTCCGCCATCTTTGCAGTAGTTCCAATTGATACTCCTAGTTTAGCTGCCTGAATTGCTGCATCTGCAAAATTCTGACCTGTTCCCTTTGAGTAAAGTGCCATTGCTTCGGTGTTACCCTCTATATCCTTCATTACCTGTCCAGGCAAAAGATTACTCATCAATGCGGTGTTTGCAACATTCGCCACCATGTTTTCACTTACTTCACGACTCACACCCCTTAAATTACCAAAAGAATTTACTAAAGAAGCGGCTTCAGCTCCAGATGTTCCCATCCCTAATGCTAATAAATTAGTGTTGAGTTGTGCACCAAGTGTAGCTTCATCCACATCACCACTTAATTTAGCCATTTGGGATAATGTTCCAGCGGCATCATCAAATACAAATGATAGAAGAGAAGTAGATACAACAAATGCACCAGTTTGTTTGTTCACATCTGCCATAGCAGATGCAAATTTTCCAGCTGCTGCGGATGCCGCTACAATCATAGCTTGAGGAGTTTGAAGAGTCATACGAACGGTATCTAATACCCCTAATACACTTTTCTTCATTTTATCGTAAGCCGCAATTTGTCCCGCTATTTGTTCCTTAGTTTCAGCGGATACAGTTGCATATTCTTCGGCTACTTGCAATCCATCTTGTTGAGTTTGTAGTAAACTTGCTAGCTTAGAAGCCTGCTCTTCGGTGATTTTATTTTGTGCAAGAGCCATTGCAATTTCTCTCTCAACATTTGTAACAACTCCATCATGCTTATCTCTTAACGCATCTTGTAATTCTATTTTACTTGAATCCGTTTCTGCTAATTTTTGTTGTATCCCCTGTAATTGAAGAGCTTTGTTTGAAATTTGAGTAATTATTTCAACTTGTTCTTCTGAAGCATTTTGTTGAGAAATAATACTTCTTAATTCATTTCTAGAAGTATCAACTGATTCTTTTTGTTTTTCTGTCAATTTAGAATAAACGCTACTGATAGACGCCAACTCATTTAATTGATCACTAAATATTTCAGTTAATTGTCCAGATATTCTATTTCCTCTATATCTTTCGTTTACAATTCTTTGTTGTAAACTTAATAAAGCCTTTTCTTTATCTTCTAATCTATTTAAACGATCAAGCTGAGCTTGATCCAATTCTTCCCCTCTAGCCTGAAGTTCGATTTGTCTCTCTTTCAGGTTATTTATACTTTGTTGGATATCCCTTAATTGTTGTAGATTTTGAGACATTTATTATAAACTTTTTAAAAATTTTCTAAACTCCTCTGCATCCTTTTCCATTCTTTTCATTCTTTCAACAACTTCAGCAGGAAGTTTAGCATTTTCAGCTTTTTTAATTACTTGATCAGCAGCTCCTTTTTTTAACCTATCAAAGAAATCAGCTACAAATCTATCAGCCATAGAAAACAAACCTTCTTTTTTTAGTGATTTTTGAGTTTTCATTTTTAGTTATTATTATACGAATATAAATATTACAATAAAAAAATAAGGGGAAATTATCCCCTTATCTCATTTTTACTTTACTACCACCAGGTCTTTTTCTATTAACCTTATCCATCTCTTCTTTTTCTTTCTTCTTTAAATCAACCAACTTTTTTAAATAAAATCTTCTCCAATGTATTGGCATCGTATAAACATCTCGCCAAGTAAATCCATTACCGAATTGAACCATACTCCACAACTCTTCATGAAGTATAGCAGAGTAATTAGTTGGAAGGGTAAAAAAAGTTAATCCCAAAGGGGATATCCAGCGCCTCCGTCTCACCTGTTATATCTGATACAAATTCAAATTTCAATTCTAAATCCGGTGTTATTTCCTTTATGTGATTTCTAAACGCTCTACTATCAGATGCTTTAAAACTATTTGCAACCCATTTATTTACAAATGATTTATCAGTATTTCCATTAACCTCTAAAATCATATATCTTAATCTAGTTGTAACATCGGAAGGATTTGCACCCTTAGATAACTTTTCTAATGCTTGAATTTCTGCTGTTATATTCTGCTCATCTTTATGTGTAAGCAATTTGAATTTAATTTTTGTCCCATCTGAAGGTAATGAAAAATCATAAACATTGTTTCTTTTAAGTTTAGTAAAATCAATATCCTTTGTTTGAACTTTGCCTAAATCGATAGTTACTTTCTGTCTTTCTCCGCTAAAAGGGTCAGTTATCTCCACTTCGTAGTTTGGCCCATAACCTAAAACACGAGTTGCTAAGAAAATTGCATTCTTATCACCAATGATTAAATCATCGATGGATGTCCCAACTACTACTGATTCCAGTAATTTATCTAATACAATTCCTTTTTTAATTAAATTCTGAGAAGAAAGGATATCTTCCTCTTTTGCGGTCATATACTTTAAAGTAATCTTTCCACTTGCCAATGGATGACCTTCTGGATAACATAATCCTTGAGATGGTAAATCTATAACCTCTGTCGGAAAATCGTACTGTTTTTCTTGCATAATAAAACTTATTTGTTGTATATAGATATATATAATCTTTTTAAAAAAATAAAAAAAAGTGATAGGATTTCTATCACTTTTATATTCAACTCAATTAAGAGTTTAATCTACTGGATAAAATTTTGTACTCAGTATCACATTATCAGGTTTTGTAGCCAATAGAGATTCTACATAATCATTAGCCCGCTTTCTAGCATCATAATGTCCATACTCCATCACATCGAAGAATGCCAGATTTACTTTATATAATGTTTTAGGAAATTTACCTGAACCATAATAAACTCTAGTTTCTATTTTTTCACGCTTCACATTAGGAAGTTTCATTAAAGAAGTGATTTTATTAGAGGAAGCGGATACGGAGAAGAAATCAAAATCGTTCATATTAAAGGGGTTTAAATGTTATTAACGTATTTGTTGATGGCTTGAACTAATATCTTATTGAATTGGTAGTTAGCCTCTCTATTAATCAGTTGGTTTTGTTTTCTCA